CTACCGGTACATCCCCGCGAGGTATTCGGTTTGGCAGGCGCGGCGGGCGAGTTTTCCGCTGGTGGTGCGGGGGATCGCGCCCGCGGCGACGAGCCGGATGTCGGCTACGGGTAGGGCGTGGGTGCGCGAGATGGCGGCACGGATGGCCTCGATGACCGGGGCTTGCTCGACGCGACCGGAACCGGGGGCGCGTTCGGCGACGATCACCAGGCGTTCACTGGTATCGGCGATGGCGGCTTCGGCGAGTTGGTTGGCGGCCACGGGGAATGCGGCGACGTATCCGGAGCGCACGGCCGGGGAGGCTTGTGAGGCGGTGGCCTCGATGTCCTGGGGGTAGTGGTTGCGTCCGTCGATGATGACGAGGTCTTTGATACGGCCGGTGACGTAGAGGTTGTTGTTCAGATACACCCCGAGGTCCCCGGTACGTAGCCACCGGCTGTCCTCGGCGGTTCCGGTGGCGTGGCTGTTCTTGTCGAGGCGTGAGTGCAGCCGGTTGTGGAAGGTTGACGCGGTTTCGCGGGGTCGGCCCCAGTAGCCGGCGCCGATGTTGTCGCCGTGCAGCCAGATCTCGCCGATTTCTCCTTCGGGGAGCTCGGCTCCGGTGCGCGGGTCGACGATGACCAGCCACTGGCTGGCGATCACCTGACCGCAGGACACGTGGGGTACCGCGGTGGGCGCCTCGGCGGAGACGGGCACGGCGCGGTCCTCGGCGAGCTGTTCACGGTCCAGGTAGATCACGCTGGGACGGTCCTGGATGCCGATGGTGGCCACCGACAGGGTGGCTTCGGCCATGCCGTAGGAGGGTTTGATGGCCGACGGGGGAAATCCGTAGGGGGCGAATGCGTCGGTGAATTTCTCGATGGCGGCGATGGTGACCGGTTCGGATCCGTTGAGCAGGCCCGCGACATTGGACAGATCCCAGGCCTCGCCGGCCGGTGGCAGTCCGCGCTGGGCGGCCAGGTCGAACGCGAAGTTGGGCGCGGCGGCGAACACCCGCCCGTACGCGGATTCGGTGGCCAGTTGTTTGATCCAGCGGCGGGGGCGCCGCACGAACGCCAACGGCGACATCAAGGTGATGTGTCCGCCGCACAGCGGCGGAAACAAGATCATGATCAGGCCCATGTCGTGATACAACGGCAGCCAGCTCACACTGCGGATGTCCATGTCCAGGCCGCCGGCCAAGATCATCTGCAACACATTGGTGCAGGCAGCGCGGTGTGTGATCTGTACGCCCGCCGGAGTGCGCGTCGAGCCCGAGGTGTACTGCAGATACGCCAGATCGTCGGTGGCCAGGGCGGCGGGAACGAACGTGGCACCCACCGCATCGGGAACCGCGTCGATCGCGATCACCCGTGGGCGGCGCCCGCGAGGTAGCTTGCGCAGGAACGCGTTCACCGATTCGGCGGCGCCGTCGGTGGTGAGAATGACGGACGGGGTGGCATCGGCGAGCACCGCCTCGAGGCGCTCGGCGTGGCCGGGCAGCTCGGGGGCGAACAACGGCACCGCGATGTTTCCGGCCTGGATGGCCGCGAAAAACCCGATCACATAATCCAAGCCCTGCGGCGCCAGGATCGCCACCCGATCCCCCGGCGCCGTGACCTGCTGCAAGCGGGCCCCTATCGCCCTCATCCGGGTATTGAGCTCATCCCAGCTCAACTCGATCGCCACGCCATCGTCATCACGGGTGAAGTCGAGGTACCGGTAGGCCGCGGTGGAACCGAACTCGGCGATATTGCGCTCAAAGTTGGACAGTAGCGTTGACCCGGGAGGCAGATCGATCAAACCGTCGACGTCGAGATAATCCTCAATCCCGCTCTGGCGAACAGCCACTCCGTCTGACATATCCAGCTCCCGACTCACGATGGAAAACACTACCTGCGCTAACTAAGTAAATTCTTAGCTCGCAGGTGACCCGCCGTGCGAGGGGCGGGCGGCAACTTCCAAGGTCGTCGATCGCGCAGTCTGGTGACGAATCAACATCAGAGTTCTGTGAAATCTGGTGTCCTTCAAGGGGTATCACTACATGCCAGATAGTTTCAATGTGACGCAAGGGGTGTGTCGCCTGCGGGTGTGAGCTTGGTTGTAAACAAGCGGAGCCGCGCGCGCTGGGATATCGGAGTTGGTGTTGGCGGGCGGGCCTAGTAGAACTAGGTGATCTATGGCCCCCATAGCCCAATTGGCAGAGGCAGCGGACTTAAAATCTCCCCAGGATCGGCGCGTTTTGGCTGGTCAACAGGGGTGCTGCGACCCGCGAAGGCCCGTGGTGTTGCGGAAAAGTGTTACAGCTCGCGATAACTCTGCGCGGTAGTGACATGCGTGTCACCACCACCCCATCCGTACCCCAGGCGGGACTCGAACCCGCAACACAGCGGTTTTAAGCCGCTTGCCTCTGCCAGTTGGGCCACTGGGGCTAGTCGAGCAACCCTATCGTGCCAGCGTGGCGCAGGTAATCGCGGGGGACACTATTCCAATATTTAGCCATTTGAATTATCATTAAAGCAGTACCGGGACGGGTCTGGCATAACATTGAATGTCTACTGTTTCAGTAACCCAGATCAACCCCGACGATGAAATAACTTCTGCTGGTGCGAACTTGCCGCATAACCAGCTGGCTGCAGTTATTAACGGCAATCTTGATGATAACAATATCGCTAGTATAAGCGGCACAAAGATAATCAACGGCACGCTACCGCCTCAAGCGATCGTGGCTGGCTACGGCCTAGCTTTTACCGGCATGATTCTTCCCTACGTGGCCCGCGTCGCTCCGTCTGGATGGTTGAATGCTGATGGTTCAGCGGTCAGCCGCACGACGTATGCAAACCTATTTTCAGTGATCGTCCCGTCGCTTGGAATATTCACGATAACAATTGCTTCACCAGGAGTCGTCACAAAGACGGCGCACGGCTTGTCTACTGGTGACTCGGTTTACCTCACAACAACCGGGGCACTCCCTACCGGGTTAGTTATCAACACGCTCTACTACGTGATTCGTGTGGATGCTAATACGTTCCGTCTTGCATCATCGCGAGCGAACGCCATTGCCGGTACAGCAATCAACACCACGGGGAGTCAGTCGGGCACCCATACCGTCTTGGATTGTCCATACGGACTTGGGGACGGCTCGACTACCTTCAACCTTCCTGATGCTAGAGGCCGTGTGCTTGCAGGTATGGACACGACATCTGGCACGGCAGCGTCACGATTAACCCTTGCTCGTTCGCAGGGTACATACGGAAACCTTGGTGCGACCGGCGGTGCTGAAAGCCACCAACTTATCATTGCCGAATTGGCATCACACAACCACGGTATTCCAGTCGGTGGACAACAAAAACCGCAGGGAACAGGCGGTATTACCGCTGCCTCTATCGACCCGTCAACGAGCAGTGCAACTGGCGGCGATACGGCTCACAACAACGTTCAGCCAACCATACTCACTAATTACATAATCAAGACGTAACTACGAGTATGGATAACACAGTAGCAATCGCAGCAATCGGCCTCGCAACAACTGCCATCGGATGCCTCGTCTGGGTGGTGCGCTTCGTTGTCGAGAAGCTGACGGTGGCGCTGGAAGAGAATACGAAGGCTTCTATCAAGCAAGCCCAGTCGTCCGATGACGTATTGAAATTTATGAAGAATCTCAACGGCAAGCTCGAAGGCGCGTTCGTTGAGAAGGTGAAGGAAAAGAGCGCACAGCGGGAGAACTAAATGAATGTCATACGAGTATCAAAAACAATTTACCTCAAACAATAAGACGCTTGCGAAAGATGTTCGTGCCGTATTCGGCATGGATCGCGTTATCGAGGGCTTCACGCTGCACTGGTGGGGCGATCCATCGACAAACCCGTCATATGAAGGCGTCAGAGACTACCTATGCCGCGCAGGAGGCAACACCTCAGCCCATATCGTGGCGACGGGCACAGGACGCCGCGCAGCGTGCATCGTGGACTATTCAGACGCAGCTTGGCACTCTGGTTCAGCCTGGGGCAACGCCCGCACAATCGGCATCGAACTAGACCCGCGAGCGCGCGAAGAAGACAAAGACGTATTCGCGGAAGTCCTGGCCGACCTCCGCAGCGCCTTCGGTGATCTGCCGCTCTATTGGCACTCGTACTTCACTGCAACGAGCTGCCCTGGTGTTTACCGCAACATGTTGGAAGACCTGGACCAACGAAGCTATAAGAAATATAGCGATCCGATCGAGTGGGGCAAGGGCGGCGACATTACGCCGAAGGCGCCAGTCACGACGATACCTCAACCATCAACACCAACCACCACACCGCAAGATGTTCTGTTCAAGGTGTTCGACGCTTCCGGCAAGCAGGTCGGTGCCTACTCTATCGAGGCCAACGCCTGGAAAGCGTTCTGTGACCTCACGAATGGCGCAGGAAAGATCAAACAAGGCGCGAAAGACTTGACCGCCGAACTGGTCGCGAAATACACCACGCCATCCGAAACAACCAAAGACCCTGAGACTGGTGATCCTCTACCAGACACCGGCAAGCCAGTGACCGAAAAAGACGACTTCAAGGACATCAGCGACCTACTGAAGCAGATATTGGCCGTGCTCCAGTGGATAAAAGATAAGTGGCCATTCAAGTAAGGGGGTGATATGAGTCTTAGGACGTTCATCGAACCAAAACAAAAGGTAATCGTCAATATTGTTGTGACATTTATCCAGGGAGCCTCTGCCGTTGTGATGGCAGCGGCTATGAGCGGCACGGTAAACAAGCTGACGGTCGGCGCGGCAACGGCTGCTGGCCTATCTGCGGTCTGGAACCTGCGAATAAAACCTTACCTCGTCAAAGAGGGATGGTTGCGAGGCTAAGTCATGAAACGGGACGCTGACATTATCCCGTTCAGATTGACCCAAGGTCGTCGGCAGGAGCTGCTACTTGAAGCCGCCGAGTTACATGAACGCCGCCAACAAATACTCCGCATATTAGGCATGGTAGCACTAGAGGACAAGGAAGACCTCTGGTAATGAGTGCCTACGAGAAAACAGGAAACTGGAAGTCTCCTCGCAAGGTCGAGGAAGAGATACGCGATTATCACCGGCGTCGCTTTGAGAAGCACATGGTCAGGGTGGATAGGGGCGAAGTAAGCCGAGCGCTCGCTATAGCCGCGCTGCGCGAAGAAATCGACGGTACCGTCTATCTTGATGACCAGGGCCACCTGGACTGCCCTACTGCCGCTCTCGACAGCACCGAGCTGCGCGACCTGCTTGACGAAGGTTAGGCGATAACAACCTGGCCTCGTGCTAACGTTGCACAAAATAGTTGTTCGGCGTTAGGACTCTCATGGCTAAGAAGACTCAGACCATCGTGACGATCATTGATGACTTTGACGACAAGGTGATTGACGACGGCCTGGCCGATACCATCGACTTCACCTGGGAAGGGACGAGTTACACCATCGACCTTCGGCCCACTAATGCGGAGAAGTTCCGTAAGGACATGGAAAAGTGGCTAGCAGCCGCTACAAAGGTCACGGGGCGGCGTGGGCGTCCGAAGAGTGGCGGCGGCTCTACTCGGCCTGGTACCGGCTCAGGACGCAGCAAAGAAGAGCTTGCGAATATCCGCGAGTGGCTGAAGACCAACGGACACGAGGTGAATGAACGCGGTCGCATTAAGAGCGAGCTGCTTGATCTTTATGACGCCGCGCACGCGACGTAAGTACTAAGCCCTAGCTGCTACATGCAGCACCCATGCCCTCTTGCTGACTCCGACACCGATGATGCGACGATCTGCGGCAACCATACTGTCGTGGTGATTTTTTGAGCGCGCCCAGCCGTTGAACGCATCGAATGGCTTTGCGGTATATCCGGCTATGTTCTCAGCATAGGGCGGATAATTGCCATGAAGATCCATGTGGTCGTAGTAGTCGTTCTCGAACATGTCGTCTGCCCTCGCCTGGGCGCTCGTCATGAGCGCTCGGTGTGGCGTAACGGGTGACACACCATGATTTCGTCGGGCAATGTTGAGATATTCAATGAACTTACTGATGCGGTATTCGTCGGTGTCAGGGTCTCTGCTCGGCATCCATGAGGTGTAGTCATAAGCCAGGCGTCCGAAGAGACCGAGACCGACCCGCTCGTCCCTCAGCCGAGGATCATGCACGGTATTACAGCACTTGCCATAACGTGTGATAGTGCACGTGCATATGCAGGACTTGCATACAAGATAGCGGGTCCAGTAGGTGTTAACCCGCTCTTTGCCATTGATGATGACCCTGCACTCAGAAGGATGGTCATCAGGATGCGGTGCCGGATTGCCGTCTCGCACCCAATCGTGTTGTCGGAGTTTGTGATGTGGCATCTTCGCGCGTTCAGACCGCCGTGCGTATACCCGATACCGTACCTCTTCAGGCAGATGTGCAACGTCATCAGAACGAAGCGTGCGGGCCAGCTGATCTACATCATCATCGGTATACATTTCTTTGTTCTCCTTAGTGGTTATAGAACTCAACTGCACGACGTAGGTCATAAATGTCATTAGCTGCCGCCTGGATCGAGCGCCGGATAGTGCCGGTACCGCTTGACACTGAACCCCATAGCGCACGGGCCTTTTCGTACACCTCATAGTCTTCAAGCTCGTCGTCAAAGCGAACGACGCCCAGATCGCGGATGGTATGTACCAGATCGTCAAGCTTGTGTGTGAGGTCGTTAATGTCGTGCGTGAGACTGCGCGCATCCTCGGTGCAGTTGTTCACCTCGGCACTCCACTTGAACGTTGCATCGTTCTGCTTCATCGCTTATTTCCTTCCTAGATTGAAGAACTCGTCGTCGGTCATGCTGTACGGCGTCTCGCCGACTGGCTTGCCTGTTTCGTCATGTGACGCCTCTACGGTCGGCGCTGTGTATCGCCTGGCGGCGATGCGCTCCCGAACTTCATCGACCGGCCTGCCGTAGCGCTGGCGCGACGTAGCGACAGCCTGGGGGCCAGCGCCGGTCTTCGCCCGTTCCGGCAGTGCCCGTATGGTGACGATCTGCGAGCCGGTAGTGGTCGGCATCTGCACGATGGGCTCGAACGGCTTGCCGTTCAAAAAGTCCCACTCGGTGAGCTTGTCGCTACCCATATTGCGCGTCCAGGTGCTTGCTTCATCTGACGAGCGCAGCGGGTAGATAACGCGCGTCATGACGTTGTTGAACACGGCGGTCTGGATGTCTCGCGGTAAGCCGGTAATGTACTGAGTGCCGAGCGTGACGGGTAGAAGGTGCTTTCGACCGCGGGCCAACAGGTCTTCGAGCAGTTCCTTGATGCTTGCCGAAATTTGAAATTCGTCCAGGTACAGCGCATTTGGACAACGGATTTGTTCAGAGTCAAAGCGCTGCGCCGTGGCCCACAAGCTGCCGATCAAGAGTGTGCCGATCAGCTGCGCGGTGCCGGTCGGAAGGCCGGCCAAACTGATAAGCACGATCTTGTTCTCACGCAGCGCTCGCTCCCAGTTGAGCCCTTCACCTTCCTCGACGGACTGCCCAATCATGTGCCTTATTTCTGGCCGGCCAGTGAGCTGCCACAGGCGACGGAAAAGCGGGTCGGTATAACGCTCCCACTCGCGCTGCTTATTCGAGTCTGGCGCCGACAGCCAGCCGGTCGCACGCATCCTGTCCCAGAAGGCCATCAGCTCGGGGTCGGTCATCTTGTCCACTGTCCTTCGCGCCCAGGCGATTTCGTCTGGCTTCGGGCGCAGCAGTGCCTCAAGGTCCACCAGCGTTTGCTTCGCTTCGATCAACGTCCAGATACCGTGCTGCAGCAGCTCGCGCACCGTGACGCCGCTATTGATTTCTGGGTACAGGCCCGCGAACACGTCAACGATCTGGTCAATGACGCCCAGGCCGAGACCTTGCTTGAAGATGTCGAATGCTACCGGGTTGTCGGCGTTGTTGCGGACGTGTATGTCGATGACGTCGTTGACGCGGTTAGCTGGCACATACTCCCGTGCGCGTGAGTACAAAGATTGTGCAGAGTCAGAACCCGACGCATCAATCACTATGCCACCCAGACCACGCGACACGTCGTCAAAGAAGTTGTTGGCCATGCCAACCGACTTGCCCGACCCGATACCACCGATATAGATGGTGTTGCGGTTGATGAAGTCGTACCCAAGCGCTACCGGGCGGCCTGACATGTTGCTCTCGCCAAGTTGACGGCCTTCGCGTGGAATAGCCTCTGTCGGCGCTACACGACGCCCAGCGCCTTGTGTGAGGCCAGGAACGGCAGGATCGCCGATAGGTGGCGCGGACAAGGCAGCAAGCTCGGTAACGGTGAGTTGAGCACTCTTTTTGTTCGGCGTCGGTGCGACGTTGATAAGGTCACTCAAGCCGCCGTGCAGCACCTTGGCGCGCAGCTTCACGTCATTGCTCTCGGTATTCCTGACTTTGTTCAGTAGGAAGCCGATCAACTGCTTGGCTCGCGCCTCGCTGCCAGTCTGGACGCCAATCCTGATCGCGGCGTTGAAGTTTGGTTCGATGGCTTTCTTTTGCCGGTCGGTAATCTCGCGCTTGTCTGCCTGGACGTTGCCGCGCAAGTAATCCATCGCGGTCATCTTTGACTTGGCGGCGTTGTCGGGCGGCAGCTTCACGCCATCGGTGTGCGCCAAGACGATCTGGTAACTGACTGCCTCGTCCTCCCGTAGCCGGTCCTGGAAGCTGTGCAGTATCGACACAGCGACGGTGTTGATGTTGTCCCGACGACCAACCCGTAGCATCCGGCTGGTATCTGTCATGGAGACATCAACGGCCAGCATGGGTGAAAGCCGTTCCAGTTCAACAGGAGTGACCGACGCGCCGTGTAGGTGTGCCTCGATCATGCTGAGAACGTGCGCCTGGTTGCCCGGAGCTACACGTATGACGTGTCTGACATCCTTTGCAGTCCAACGTACTTCAGACACGATGGTAGGTATGACGTTCGGACGACGACGCAAGCCGCCGCCAAGGCTGGACAAGAAGTCGAGTTGCATTTGCTCGGTTGTGCCGCGCGGAAAAATGACCTCGAAAGCTTCGCGGCTCGTATCGAACTGCCGCTGCAAGGCCCTATTCATGGCTCTGATCTTCCAAAGCAGCAATGAAAGGGTCGGAACTCCAACCGAAATAATCCCCAAGTCCATTCGAGTTGTGCTTTAACACAACAGGTTTGATTTGTCTACCCCTACTCTGCCCTACCCTACATTTCATCGCCACCACCACCGATGTTGTTGAGGACAATTCGGACGACCAGGAAGACGATGAAGCCCACGACAGCAATGCCGAGCACGATCAACAAGAACGCGAACGTCTTACCGATCAGCGGCATGTACGGCTCTACCGATGCGCCAACAACATTGATGAAGATGACGAAGACGATCAGTCCTACGACGAACTGGGGAAACCACTTGCCGGCGTGCCTCATTGCGCTCTCCCTTCTCAGTAGAGACGGTCCAGGTATTGCTGGAACTCGTCTGTGGCCTTCTTGATTTCGGTTTGGCGGTATGCAGACAGCCGCTCTTCACGCATCCGCGCCATCGCTTCGTTGTAGTCGCGACTGTCGAAGGCAGGACGCTTGCCTCTCGCGATGGTCTGGCGATGCCGTTCATCTGCGGCGCTGCTGCCAAGGATGAACTCGTAGAACACCCAGATTGCGACCACCAGGCCGACCATGAGCAGCAGAACGACGACTAGCCCGTTCATGAGTAGGTGTGGTTGATCGTGTGGATGCGCTGCTGCAGCTCGATGAACTTGAGCGTCGCTTCGATATAGATGTCAGCGCGGCCAGGGTTCTGCATGGCCTTCTGTTCGGCGTAGTCCATCAGCTCGTCGGCACCTTCGATAAGGTCCATCGCTTCGAGCCGCATGAGGAAGTTCTTGAACTGTCGCAACTTGTGCTTGGCCAGCTCGCGGTGTCCCTCGATCCGCGCCTGGCGCTGTATCTCAGCGGCTTCGCGTGACTCCCGACCCCACAGCGCCATCAGCCCTTGCGGGCGCAACTGAAGGGGGGCGGTTCTTTGCGGTGCTGACGACCACTTGATCGGCTGATTGCCCGGTCGTTGCCGTGTGGCGGCAAACACTCTGTCGAACTGCTGCTGGTCCATCTTCCGCTGCCTCTCTGACTTGCGCCCCTGGTAGATGGGGCGAGTGTCAGACAGTGTGGAGACGGAGAGGCCACCTGAGCAAACGGTAAGAAATGAAAACTGATGATTCTCTGTTGGCGTCACTTGCCGCCCGAGCCGGTGGCCAAAAGTTGCCACATCAGCCGGTTGAGAGGATTTTCTGACCGCAGTCTACCTAAGCCGTCCGTGCTGGTACAGCAGGTAATCCGCCCCAAAACCCAGTTAGCCGGTAACGACTTGATAACGGTTTCAAGCGTGACCGGCTCTGGGCCTGAACAACAGGCTTTCTAAGACAACCTGAGAGCGCTACCGAGCAGCCTCGTCTCTCAGTGCTTGCTTGACGTCACTAACCCTGAACGCTGCCTCAAGCCGCTCGGCGCAGGACTCGATGACGAGTTCCTGCAGCTTCGGCGCAAGTTGTTCGCCGTACTTATCCATAGCAGCGTCTACCTCCGACCAGGTGTCCATCAGATGCCGATCCCGCGCCGGATGATGCGCTGTGTTTCACCAGTCATGTACGCGGCCTGGATTTCGCGCAGACTCAGTTCGAGCGCCGGCTTGCCCGCTGAAAGCGACGTGACCAGATCGTCCACGGCGCGAGCGTGAAGCATGACATCTTCGGCAAGCTCGGCCCGTGATTGATTCTTGGCCTTTTCGACGATGCTTTCGAGGTGCGTCCGATGGACGGCCAGCCGCGCATGGTTGAGGTCTTCGCGCGCCTGCAGCTCCGTCGAGCGGTCCTGCCTGGCGATAGCGCGACCCTGGCGGGTGAGCGGGGTGGTTGTCGTCCTGGGCGCGGCGGGCAGCTTAGGCGCGCCGTAGGGCATCAATTCGTTGGACATTCCAGATTCCTTTCGGGTAGGGGATAGCAATATCCATTGTCCCGAATAGGAATTATCGTGGCAATTACTGCGATTTGATAGTGACGCCTTTTCCTGTCACCGGGCGCTTGCCTTCAGCCTCAAGAGCTTTATGGAGCTTGCATGGCTGTTCGTAATCGCGGCAAGCTTGGCAGTCCCACGGGTCGATAAAGCGACGACCTACACCGTCTGGCATCGGCTGGTAGTGAGTGACGGTATCTGGCGTTATCGGTGCGGTGCTTGCGGGCCTATCTCCGTGGCGGTCTTCAGCGGGATTATCCAGGTGGCTCGTTTTGTCTTTTGACTTGTCCTGCCGTTGTTTCTTGCACTCAGGGCGCTTGCAGTACTTGGTTTGCGCGGCTGCGGCTATAAACGGCTCGCCACAAGCAGCACAGATTTTTTCAGAATTTTTCTTCGGCGGCGTGGTGGTGCTCTGGGGGGGGTCCGCCTTGACCGGCTTTTCCACAACTTGCAAGGATTCCTTGGAAGTTCTCACGTCCAGCGGTTCGTCTGGTGCTTGGCAATCCGCACAAAAGTGTGAGTCCGAAGTTTTCTTGATGAACGGCTCGCCGCAGGAGGCGCAGCGCTCGGCAAGGTCACGATTTTTGTCTGGCTCGCCAGATACAGCCTGAAGGATGTCGATCGCTTCTTGCAGGGCGCTTCTATACTTAGCAGTCTCAGCAGCCACCTGGGCGGCGACTTCGTTCTTGATTAATTCATTGATCTGCGAGGAAATATCCGCCATAACTGCTAATAGTTAAGCATAAATATTTTGTTCAATAAAGCTATCGGCCCAGACTCAAGGCTGCGCTCTTCAGTGCATCGTCCTGGCTGTGGGTGTATGTCGCCATCGTGAACGCCGCGGATGCGTGACCAAGCCATGCGGCGATAACGGCGATAGGAACGCCGCGTAAGTGCATCAGCGTGGCGCAGGTGTGCCGTGCATCGTGCAGGCGAACGTCCACCACGTCTTCGTCTTCGACGTTGATACCGAGCTTCACCATCAGCCGACCCCACCGATAACTAAGGTTGTTCGGCGTCAGCTCGGTACCGTTCTCGTGAGTCGCGACATAAGGACTCTCGATACGGCTGTGCGCGTCCACCAGGATGTCATATAGCTCGTCTGGCAGCGGTAGCGTGCGACGTGAAGCCTTCGACTTAGGTGTGCTGATAAAGATTTCCTTGCCGGCAGTCACCTTGTTCTGGACGATTGAAAGGGTCCGTTCCTGAAAGTTGATGTCAGACCAACGCAACCCGGCTATCTCGCCACGGCGCAGCCCGTAGAGTGCCAGCGACCATAGATGCCGGTCGCGGTCGGGATATTCCAGCACCATGAACATCTGGGCCTGGGTGAGTGTCCGAAATTCTTTCTTCTCCTGGGGCACGCGATCAACCAGCTCGACGACATTCTTATGGACGTGACCCTGCTTGCGCGCATCGTCCACAACCTTCTGAAAGCGCCCAAGAAGGCCGTTGATTGAGCGGGGAGTCCACGCCTGGCGGCAGCCCGGTACATCGTTCGCGAGTAACCGTTTAATCAGCAGGTCTATATCCGACTTGGTAAGCCGTTGCAGCTCGATATGACCAAGCTCTTGCCGCAGCGGACGAAACCACACCTCATACCCGCGCTTCGTGGATCGTTTGATACCGCGCTTTCCATCCAGCCAGCTCGCTACGGCTTCCTCGACGGTAGTACGGCGCTTTTGAACGTGAGTGCCGATAGCGACCTCATGCTCGATACGTGCCTTCTCAGCACGCGCCATAGCTTCAGTGCGCAGCGGCTCGTCATTCTCGGCACGCTTGCGGCTGCGGTATAGCTTGCGCTTCTCGCCGGGTTGAGTCACGTCTACCAATATCTCGTAGACAAAATCTGGCCGTCCGTTACGACGGCGCTTCAGTTCGACTTTGCGGATGCCCGGGGGGAGTTGTTGCCGACTCATACGGCAATTTTACCTATCAGACTTATTTTGTGGGTTATGTGATGCTTCGCCGTCGATTAACCACGGGTATCTACGAATTTCTTTCATCTGGAGAACGAAAGTTATTACCTCGTCGCCCTCGGTCACATTAAAGCTGGTGTCCAAGTCTGGCCCTGTGTTCGCGAGCCAGTGCCCGATAGTGAACATGGCCTCAGTAACCTCTGCGGGCGCTGCCACATTATTGCGAGTATCTTTCAGCTTCATAGATGCTCCCCCAGGTGCTTGATCGGGTCGTCTGCTATGACCATCTGTTGGAGGTGATACTGCCAATACGGCCCCATGTACCACCTAAAGTCACCTATTGGTACCTTGCCTTCTTTATCTCGTCCGTCACCCCACAGCGCCTTGGCGAAGTCGTGGTTGAAGATGAATAACTCTGGGTCAACGTCCACAAGACGTGGTACAGGATGGGTGTCTGGAGGAAGGTATCCCTTCGCCTCCATCTGCTGATAGCCCTCCCAAGTACCAGTCCAGGCATAACCTTTTGGATCGTCATTAGTTACACAGTCAAACTGGATGCCTCGCGGATACCACCCGCCATCAACAGCCTTCTGTATGGCTTTCTCTAGTATTTGTTGGTTAGTCATGACGCAGCCTCGATATATCCGATACCTGCCTCACTTGGGTCATCACTCCAACTCGACACCTGATCCTGATGTTTCATAAAGTATGCGAAGCAGGCGCTAAACCCTTGGTCAAACACCTTTTCGTAGGCCGCGCGATGGTCGCCGTTCAAAATGAAATAATTGCCATCCTTGCAGAGTGCGGTTTCACTGCCGCTCCCGTCTGAATCGAACACTGATGCGACAAAGTTGCCAGGATTGAAAGATAGATAAAAGTCATCGGACTTCAGCAGCGAGTTCCTGCCGTTAATAATCCACGCATGTAGAACTTTTTTCTTAGTCACAATAGCCGCCTCCTTTCGTTATAAGAGGCCAGGCTGTTATAGTAGAGCTTGGCCCCGCTGCAACCGGGGCTCTTTATGTTGCTTTCTCTATTTATGCACAAAAACCTCACAAAATCAATAAAAGACTATTGACATATTTTAAGACCTGTGTTAAAGGAGGATTTAGCGTTGAAATCCAACGCAGTACATTCCAAGGAGTAATCATGGGTTACAAGCAACTGCGCGTGTCGGATATCTCGGGACGCGAGCTGACCGACGATGAGGCAGTGACCGTCGTGGTGAAGAACGCTGGAAAAGTGTTCGATGCCGCAGCGGACGAACTCACCGCGCTCAAGGCCGTCAACAACGTGGTCGAGCTGGAATACCGTTATCCCAACGGCCAGGTCGCCACGGTGCTCGTCCCAAAGGCAGAGTTCAACAAGCTCGTGCCGGAGGACAAGCTGGCCGGCTTCGATTCCAATCGGGGCCGTCGGTCGGGATACTCGCCGAAACAGAACGGCGCGCTCGTCTAACAACTCAATACTTCTTTACCGACTTCCCTACACCTGGCTTGCCTTCACCGGCGGCCAGGGTAGGGGAGTCAACAACCCCTCGCGGGCTTAACTCCGCCTATCAACCCGATAGACGGAGCACATTCCACGAAGGGACAATCATGACCATTATCAAAGGCATCCTGATTCCGGCAGACGAACTGCAGGACATCAAGACTGTCGAGATCGACAGTGCCAGCGACGTCGCCATCCAGGCGCACGTTGGCGGCACGTTCGGAGTAACGGATTTGTTCAACCCTGCTGCATCGCTGCATTGGAACGACGACGGGCGGATGCTCGGTCTGCCACTAAACCGTCGCGCCACGCTGATGCTCTGGGTTCATCATTCCGCGTTTCGTGGACATGATGCCCTCCTGGGCGACGTTCTGCTGCTCGGCCCTGCCGACGAAGAAACGGGCGATTCGCTGCCCGTCCCAGACGAACTGGACCGTCTGCTTTTCCATACGGACCAGTACCGCTACTTGGTGAAAACCATCGGCGAGAAAAGCTGGAACGGCAACGGCGTCACCTACGACAACTGGGTTGACGCCTACAACGGTGCATTGTCGCTCGCGAAGCGTTGGACGCTGGTCGAGGAAGTCACGGTCGTCGCCGCGTGAGAATCTAATTCCCTCGAATTCGATGGAATTAAAAAGACCCCCGGCTTGTGTCGGGGGCTTCTCATGTCGTTATGTAACTCGCGCCAGTCCAGGATGTAACACTGACCCCTGGCAACTGCGGAAAATTATGTAAGAGTCGCCCGATCAGTATTTAACATGAACCAAAATTGTGTTCAGCGCCGACCATGCTGCTTGATGACCGTGTACGTGTGGTCCAGGTGCGCGGGTAGCCAGACCTTCTCAAGCAAGCGCCTGCGCCACTTATAGTCGTCGCCTTCACGGCCCTTCGCTTCGTACAGCTCGAACGATCCGTCGTTATGATGGATGCGGCAATCTACCTTATGAAACACGACATCAACCACGTCACCATCGGCACCGTAGATGTTGATACGCACCTTGTACTGGGTGTCATAGTCCTTGATGTCTTTCGCACGTTTGCGTGTCTCAAGAGTCGCGACAACACCGGCCTCGAACTTGCTGTCGTGCCGCTTGCCGTTAAATTCTGACCGCTTCAGTCCATGCTTATTGAACATTGGACCGATCACACAACCACAGTTCGTACACGTCAGCTTGCCGGCGCGCTCGAGAAGTATTTTTGAACCGCAGTCGGGACACTTTGCATCTTTCATGTCATCCGGCGCGTGCTGCTGCCGGTAAGTCACCGCGGCAGTACTCCGTGTTCATATAATTTGTTCACGACCTTTGAAGTCAGATCCCCGACCAGGTAGCACAGCTCTTCTTCCTTCTCGATGTCGTCGACCATCGGGTCCATCTTCATGTCGTTGCCGAGCTGGTATATCCAGAGCGCGGCGTGCGTGCATTCGTGCGAGATTATGCCGGTGCGACAGCCGTCCTTGACCAGCCGAATATACGCGCAGTAGGGAGTACTTTCTCTGGTGCCGTCTTCGTGTATCAGGGTGCGCTCGAAGCGGTGACAGACGCCGTAGACATCATCGTTGTCGCCAGGTATGTCCCTGCGGTCGTCCCAGCGGTCCGCATCGCGCCTCAAGCTCTCTACATCGTCATAGACCCTCACCTTGACGACGCGCTTGGTCCCGGTCCACCTGGTGCTAACTTGGAACTCCACCACGGCCTACAACGGGCCTCCAAAAGCCAGCTTGGCCATTACGACCAGACAAAACACCCACAACGCCACAGACGCGCCCAGGACGACGATCAGCAGTATGTTTTCTGGTTCTTTCAAAAATTTCTTCATACGTTTAGCGCTCGGCCGAAGAGCAGTAGAAACATATACTGCGGCTCTTCGGCTGAAAGCTAAAGCTGGTGCTATATGCGTGTGGTGCCAGCAGTAAGCAGAGCGGTTGAACCAACGTGTACTTTGTCGGCGCGGCTAAGGTTACTGCCAGCATGACACCCATTAGCTATCTATCATCTTGCGGCGCCCATCGAAACGGAGCCGTGATAGTAAACCTGACTTGTTAAACAGTAGGACCGTCTGTTTGAAGACTTTGACAGCGTGCCTGGTGATCGCTTCAGCAACAAGCTCTTCGTCGCTTTTCGATTCCTCGAAGCCTATTACCAGTCCGTGTCCTATATCCATCATATACGTGCCTACCCGCGCCGAATTATGAACCAGGCGCTTATGTTTTGCAACTACGGACAAACCGCGCACCTGTGAATCATTGTTTTGGCTACAACATGGTCGCTGAGTACGTGTGGTATTGACAAAAAGTCAAAACGTGCTAAAGGACGTGCCATATGGGTGTGTATCAACCGTATACCAACCGTGTCCATCGGTACCTCGGCAGACTGGCTCTGACCTCTGTAAACATGTCCGCGCCGCCGCGCGCTGGTGTCGTCTACACTCCATCCATGCAGCTCACCTCCACCGACCAGCAGATTGTCGAACTGGTGGGGAGGTTCAAACACCTCACAACTAACCACATAAAGCGTCTGGTCTATCCCGGTAAAGCCAACAACCCACAAGTACGGACCATAAACCGGCTGCTCGATTCCAAGCTGCTCGCACGGGTCAACCAGCGGATGCCTGGCGGCGCGAAGGGCGGTAGTCAGCTGTACGTGTACCAGCTCGGCGCGGCTGGCCGCCGACTGTTCCCAGGCCGTCGGGGTCACTCCACCGTGGTTGATTATCACGCCCTGGCCATCGCGGACGTATATACCGAACTCTTCGAGGCCGACCGTCGCGGCGACATAAAGCTGCTGAACTGGGCAACTGAACCGGATTGCCATATCGAGTTCGGCGGCGTAGCGCTGAAGCCGGACCTGTATATCGACATTGCGGTCAACAGCCCAGACGGTCCAGTGCGGCGGCTGCGGTGGTTAGAAATTGACCTTGGCACCGAACACAAGAAGCAAGTCACAGAGAAAATGACGCTGTATGGTCACGCGCACGCGGTCAAAGATAAATTCCCGCTCCCGATATACCCGACGACGTTATACCTCACTACACGCGACGAGCGAGCGTCTGAGCTGCGTTACTGGATGCGGTACGTTAAAAACATGCCGGCGGGCGTGGTTGATATAGCCGGGATCAATGAAGCGTTGCATATTCTACAGCATTAGCACCCTAGTATTATTTACCGATGTGCGCTATATTAGTAACATAACAAAGTAATTCATAGAAAGGCTTTAAACCTATGAATACAACAAAACTGGTGGCGCAATATCAAAATGAATACGACGAAAGGTATGTCGTTTCTATTAGCACCACGCCACGGGGTCGGCACCATGTTCTACTTACTGACAAGGCAAAGGGTACCGTGTACCTTAAAGGCAACTTTTTAAACGGCGCTCTCGAGCAAGCGCAAGCGCTTTATGACGAGCTGAAGCGCGACTATCTACAGCTCGACAACGTCGATTTATCTTCGGACCTTTAGGGAGCAAGTCGCGATTCATTGACCTGGGCATGTCGGTAAACTGCCTAGCCTCGTGTAACTACACGGTGCCAGCAGCAGTAAAGCGTCGATATGGTCAGGGCGCAATATGCGGGTAGACGAATCAACGTAAGACCTAAAACAAAACCCCCGCCTGCTGACACCTTGTGACTGCGCGAGCAGCCTAGACAACTAAATAACGGAGATAACGGCATGAAATACTTGTCAGACTATATTCAAGACGCCCAGTCAGCGGCGCTGAAAGAAGCGGGAGCGTTCTTCGCGTTCAGCCAGGAGCAATACGACGACCAAAAGAAGCATGGCGTCGTATACGTGAATCTTGGCGTTGGGCTGATCTGCCCGCGCGACAGGCGCGATGCGCTAGTAACGACGTTGAACAACATAGCCGCGAAGGGCCGCGCTGCTGATATTGCTGAAAATGGCCGTGAGGCCGTGATATTGCGCGAGCTGTACAATTACGAGTGTTTTTACGTCTGGGACATCCAGGACGCTGTAGACGTGCTCAAGGACTACGGCATCAGTAGAGACGAGGTGGCGGAGGTGTTTCATGCAAACGCCGAAGCTGCCGAAGCGGTGATGGCCTAGGCTGTCGCACCATCGCGATCCAAGAGACGACCCGCGCCGGTCGTCTCTTTTCATGTCAGTAGTACTTGTGGAAAAAGCTCGTGGTTATCCACCGAAAACGAAAAGTTATCCACAAGCGCTTTGTCATAATAAACGGCTTGTGCTAAATTGATATATGCCGCAAGTCCTTAGTAAACCATTGACTCGCAGCAGTGGGGCCTCCACGCAAAACATATCAAAATTAAAAACGACCCTAATCGTGTAGAGCCGTTTCTTTAAGGATTGCCTTAGTAACCGCTTCTCATTATAGGGGATTGTTAGGAATTGTCAATAATATGACTACAAGAAAAGAACTGCTGGAGCGAGAGTACGCCACCCCAACAACTGAACAACTGTCAACTGATACAACTGAATTAAACTCAATTGGAACAACTGAACAACTGTCAACTGATAGCCCGGTCGATCGAGCACTTGCCGAGACATCGGACCTTATCAACAGCCAGTTTAAGCCGTGGTACGCAAAGCAGGCGTACCGCCTGGGCGTGGATAGGTACCTGGGACTCGCAAGAGAAGCTAGGAGCGTAAAAGCTGGCTCGCCGCGCAAGATATTCAGCACGTCACTCAAACGTGCGTGAGGGTGTCAGACGATGATTACAAAGTAAATTGATCGGCGTATAATCGACGTTGCAAGAGCACCCTCCGCTCGAAGCAGAAAAAGTGTGTAGTCCCCTCTAGCAGTAGGAGGGGACTTTGTTTATAGTAAGTGATGGCAGTGGAATGCTAACTAAAAGCCCCGGTACCGGGCAAGGTCCGAAGCCTTGTCGCAGCAGTAGGGGTTTTTATTTATGTCCGATATTATGGCATAGTATTGACAAATATGACAAAATGAGTTAGTATAAAAAGCGGTATTAACCATAAGCGGATAACCACCTCACAATGCACCACCACAATATCGCCCAGGCCATCCGACGCTTTAAGCAGCGCCATGACATCCCGGTCTGCCAGGTAAGAGACTGTAATGTCTCTACCGGACTTATTATCAACAGCTCGGTCACGCGAGCCGACGGCACAAAGAAGAACTACTATATGTGCCGCCCGCACGCTGCCGAAAAGATGCGCAAGTATTACGCTCGTCCAATGGGTAGGGCTGCCATCTTCCGCGCCCAGATACGCTACGCGGAGCGCCAGCTAGAAAAACTGGAGTCGAAGTAATGACCCCAGTGAAAGCAATACGCCGGATTGTCAAGTTCCGCGTCGTCAACCCGAAGAACGGCAAGATCGTCGGCTACGAGCGTCTGATGCTTACCGATGCCGGTACCGTCTGGCAGTACTCACTCGATGACAAGGAGTGGGAGGCCGGCATCTTTGAAGGCGACGACTGGACCCGTGACCAGGGCACCGGCTTTATCAACGAAGACCGCCGCGAAATTTATGAGAACGACATCGTGGCCCGTGGTATGCGTACCAATACGATCACGTACCAACAGGGCAAGTTCGGCATGAAAGAGCGTGCCCGCAAGTGGGCGTTCCCAGACGGCCCAGGTATCTACCCACTCAGCTACAAGCTGCGGATCGTCGGCACGATTCACTCGAACCCCGAACTACTTGAAGGTAACGGTGAGGGCAATGCCTAGATGGAACGCGCCAATGCCGACCACAATCGTCTGACCGACGATGAACTGATCGCCGCGCATATCGCGGAGGTCGAGGCCGACGTAGAAGAACATGATTCATTCGGCGTGATTAGCCACGCCGCGGCTCGCATGATCGCCGCGCAGTATCAAAGTCCCGCAGACAAGGGACTGGCGATGCTCGCTTCTACTGGCCGCTGTGACGACGAAACCTTCACCGACGTACAGCGCAACCTGGCGCATGTTGAGGCCGAAGGCGATACCGAACACGCCAAGTGGCTGCGATACCTGCTGATTTATATCGCGCTGCGCCAGTACGAAGAGACCGACGGCAAACCCGTCGAGGACTGGCACAAGTTCTGGCTACACCAGCCAGGAGGGGAGTTGTAGCGGTGCCGCGGTCGTTTAACCGCGAACCAAAAACCAACAAACCACCAGAACCAACACTCGACTACCCCGGCATGATGGAAGCGCTCTTGAACGTCGAAGGGTCCATGAGTGATACCTACCGCCGCATGACCAACTACAGCATGGGTAACTGTGCGCTGTTCATGTACCAAGGCATCGAGCCTCAACCTGTCGCCACGTACAAGGGATGGGAGTCGGTTGGCCGGCAAGTAGCGAAGGGCGCCAAAGCCAGGTGGGTATTGCGCCCGATCACGGTCAAGTCGAGATACGAAACCAACGCGGACGGCACCCCGAAAGAAATCACCCGCTTTAAGCTCGTCCGCGCCATCTTCCCGATTGCTGACACTATCGGCGACCCGTTGCCGAAGACGGAGCTGCCGCATTGGAGCCAGGACCAGGCCGACAGCGAGCTGAAGGTGCGCCGCGTCCCATTTGAAGGCTTCGACTCAAACATGCAGGGCTACTCAATCGGCCAGGACTATGCAATCAACCCGGTCGCGAAGTGGCCCGAGAAGACGCACAAGCACGAGCTGGCGCATATCGTGCTCGGACATACCGCACTCGATGCGCTGGGCGTAGAACCACCACACAAGGGCGTCAGGGAGTTCCAGGCCGAAGGCACGGCGCACTTTGTCATGACAGAGCTTGAGCTGCAGGATCGTTTCGACCCCGCTGAAAGCCGTGCGTATATCCAGAACTGGCTGAGTGGCGACAAGCCGACAGACGAGCAGGTGCGGGCTGTCTTCAGCGCCACGGACAAGATTCTCAAGGCCGGTTACGTGAAAGACGAGACCGAAGCGGCTATCGACGCGCTGCGACGTGCCGGTATGTTGCTGCCGATAGAAGAGCCACCACTTATAGCGTAGATAATTCCACAACACTAAACATATACCCCGCATTACTAATGTGGGGTATATTAGTAAATATATGGCATTATCGAAAAAACTCACATTACCCCCGCTCTATCTCAAATGCTTCTATAAACCGTGTGGCATCTATTTCCGCTACGACGGTGGCAAGCGCCGCATGTACTGCTCCGATTCTCACAAAACGATGGCGAGCGTTGCGCGACTGGCTGAAGCGGAGGTAACAGCATGATTTTCAATAACGTTCGCTGCGCTCACTGCAAGTCGCTAATTCACACATCGAAGTCGTGCCCGCAGCGCCGCCCAGACGAACTACCAAAGACAGACGATGAACTGCTCGATCAACAACTAATGGACATCGGCATATACGGCGGCAACATCGTCCCGCCTGCTGAAGAGCTGCGCGCGAGGATCATCGACCTTATCCATACCCGTGAAGCCAAAATACCGTTCGTCAGGATCACCCAGGACGCAAGCAATCACGCGGCTATCCACGTCAACGGCGTTCGCGTCTATCCAGCGGAGCGTCCGCAATGACCGAGCACGTACACAACTGGGAGGTCCACGAGAAGCCGGACAAGCTGCGCTGCGCCCGACACGGCTGCAACACGGTCAGCACGATCAAGGTGGCTATCGCCAACGCGGAAGGCCGCGCTGCGCACGACATGAAGGTAACGCTGCTGACGAAGCAGCTTGAAAAGCGTGTTTTAAAGAAGCCGGCGCATGACACTGCCTACGCCTGGGTAATGGCGAACGGAGGTGGTGGCGAACTGACGCGACAGGGGGCGCTGCTATGACCGGCGCTGATATGAGTTTATGGGATTTCAAATTTCACACCTCAGACCGCAATTTCAGCGGCATGGGTGTCGTCCAGGCCCCGTCTGAACGCGAGGCAAGAGCCGAAGTCAAGAAGACGATCTTACAAAACCGTCCCGATGTCGAGATTAAAGAGATCGTTATACGGCCCACTATCGGGGTCAACAACATGGCTCGCGCCATAAAAGCTGCGGGGTTGAGTTCAGAGGCTCCGAAGCCATGACCGATTACCTGCGTACTCTTGTTCACCGCTACTCACCAGAACGTATATCAAAAGCATTGAACCGATGGAAGGGGGACGAAATATGATTGACGCTTATCCGCTGCAATGGCCGATTGCATGGCCACGCACACCAGAACACCAACGTGACTGGGGAAACTTAAACAAGATGCCATCCAGCAAGGTGCGAAAAGACCTGATGAATGAGCTTAACCTTCTGGGTGCCACCAATATCGTTATCAGCGCCAATGTGGCTATACGCAAAGACGGCCTCCCTTACGCCGGTCAGAGGGTAGACGACCCAGGCGTGGTTTTGTACTTCACTCGAAACGGCACTGACGTGTGTATTCCATGTGACCGTTGGATGGCGGTAGACGCAAACCTCCGCGCAATCGGCAAGACTGTCGAAGCGATTCGCGGCATTGAGCGCTGGGGTGCTGGCGATCTTGTAGACGCAGCTTTTAACGGCATTACAAACAAGGCGCTACCGGCCAGTGTGATCGTGACGCCATATACCCCGAAGGCGTGGCACGAAGTACTCGAAGTTTCACCTACTGCAAGCGCTGAGACGATCCGCGCTGCATACAAGGCACACCTGTTCAAAGCCCACCCCGACCAGGGCGGCACTACTGAACAGTTCCAGGCCGTCCAGAACGCTTACAAGCAATCAGGGGCCGCGTCATGACTCAACCCCTAAACGATGACACACTGCGAGAGAAGCTAAAGAGTATCACCGACAACCATAGTTGCTATGGATGTTACGACGAAATGAAATCACAACGTCGTAAATGTCCCGGCTTGCAACGTGATCTATTGGAACTAGTCCACCAATACGCCCAAGCCTATGCAGAGAGCATCATCGGCCAGGACGATTCGACCGGACAAGATGGATATTCGGCGGTCGGCTATCCCGTGCAACGAAACGACCTGCGCACCGAGCAGCGCACCCTCAACAACGAGAAGAAAGGAAAGCTATGAAACGATCAATACTGAAGAACCCACATGAAAGCGATTGCGATGCGGTCGATGCGGTCAATCGTGGTGACTGGGATACGCCCTGGTATCTGACCGGCGACGTGGAATACCTGGATAAGCGAGGTCGCATAAAGGGTCATTATCGCTGGCACGTAGCTGTATGCAACAACACGTCTTGCGACGCTAACCTCCTCATGAGTCCTGAATTGATCGACAATATGCTGGTTCTCGCTGAGGCCAAAGAGTCATGAACGTAGCCTCAAAACAACTATGCCAGGTGCTGTATGAGCTGAGTGGGTGGGGTGACGATACATACGACAGACAAGATGGAGCTTTGGACTGGTATCGAGAATCTCATTACGAAGGCAGAGGATTCCCGCCACTGGTATGTCCGAAGTACACCCTTGGCTATCTACTGAGGAAGCTACCGGACGACATGATGGCCGCTGTAGTAAAGGATGTCGTGCATCATAAGAGCGATGACGGCAAGCATTATGTAACCAACAGATACGCTGCTCACAATATAGGACCGGTCAATAGCGGATGGTTCGATATTCCTGAAGACGCCGCCTGCGCCCTGGCGATTGAGCTAATTAAGCGCGGCATATTGAAGCCATCAAAAGGAGACGCTGAGTCATGACCCAACTATCTAAAAATCAACCAACTCTATACAGTCCTTGAGCAGTACTTTATAGGTTTTATAAGGAGGAACCATGAGAATCAATACATCAAAGAAAATATGGCTACTTTTTGTTCCGATCTATGTAATTATGATTACCCTGGCGATCCTCACCGGCATGTCGAACTAAACTGAAGAGCGCATGTCGAAACGGCACGATAGCGCCGATGGGCGAGTCTCGGGCGCTCGTCGGTGGTCCTCGCTAGTGTGTCAACATGCGATGGAAGACGGCCGGTCCTCGGGACATCCCCCAGGCGTTCCCCTACCAGGGCAGCAAGCGCATCCTGGCCTCTCAAATCCTCAGTCTGATACCAGACGGTGGCGTTCCGCTCTTGGTCGAGCCGTTTGCCGGTTCCGCCGCAATCTCTGTCGGTGCCCGTCTGTACGGACTTGCCGACATGGTTGCCATATCTGATGTAAACGGCCCGCTGATGGAGCTGTGGAAGTGCATCATCAAGGACCCGAACGCACTGCTGGCTCGGTACGAGACTATGTGGCACGAACAGCAAGAGGGGCCTGGCACGTCGAGCGAGAACGCCAAGACGTACTTCATCGCCCGTCGCAAAGAGTTCAACGCCACCCAAGACCCCGCGCTGCTGCTGTACCTACTGGCCCGCATCGTCAAGGCGGCAGTCCGGTACGGAAAAGGTGGGGAGTTCAACCAGAGCGCGGACAACCGAAGACTTGGCGCGAAGCCATCAAACATGCGCGAACGTATCAACATCGCGTCTGCGCTGCTTGCGGGACACGTCGAGATCAGTACGGAGTCCTACGAGCACCCGCTGATTGATGCGCCGACCGATGCCGTCGTGTACATGGACCCGCCGTACCAGGGCACGACAGACGTACCAGACCATCGTTACCTGAACGGCCTCAAGTACGACGCCTTCAGCAAGTCGCTGCAAGCGGCAGTAGACAACGATGTCAGCTTCATCGTCAGCTACGACGTGGTACGCGACGACAACAAGTACGGTCAGCCGTTGCCGGCATCAATCGGACTACTGCACCGAAACGTGTTGGTTGGTCCATCGTCTCAAGCGACGCTGCTTGGCCGGAGTGAGCAGAGCATCGAAAGCCTGTACCTTTCGCCCGCGCTCGTGGACAGACTTGGCGGCGCAGACAAGATCGACGGCCTACTCAACGTAGCCCCGGAGGATCAACCGGCGTTGTTCTGACAACTTGTCGGGGCGTTCTACTACGCTCGGTGCGTGCCAGTAGAACAGCCAGTCAAACTCTCCCAGGAAGAGATCGCCTGGTTGAAGTCTGTGCCAATGTCGAGACGCGCCGCTGTCGTGCGCGATCACATCCTGGCCCACGGAAGCATTACGACGCAGGTCTTGTACGACGAGTATGGCTACACGCACCCGCCAAGGGCGCGCGGCGATCTACAAGACGCTGGCGTCGGCGTTGGTAGCCGTATGGTCAACGTCGGCGGCAAGCGTATGGCCGAGTACTTCTTTACCGGCGCGGCCAACAAGAACGCCGCTGGCAGGGTTGTCATACCAAAGCCGTTCTCCGACCAGCTAAAAGAACTGGCGGGTTATAAGTGCGCCATCTGTTCGGGAGTGTTCGCCGGTCGCGAGCTGCAGGCTGACCACCGCGTGCCGTTCATGATCGGCGGCGACAAGCCCACCTTTGAAGTTGTTGACTTCATGCCGCTGTGCGCCAGCGATAACCGTGCGAAGTCGTGGTCATGTGAGAACTGCGTCAACTGGACACAACGCGACGTGTCGATGTGTGAGACGTGTTTCTGGGCGCATCCAGAGTCATATACGCATGTTGCTGGCCGCGATGAGCGGCGGCTCGTCATCACGTTTCAGAACGATGAGGTGAACGCCTATGACAACCTCAAGAGCAAGGCGAAACGTCAGGGTGAACCAGTCAATGAATATGCAAAAGATCAGTTGACCAGCAACTAAAAACACCGTGCCTCCCCGCACGGTGTTTTTCTGTGCCTCCCTACTCGTCGTGGAGAAACACACTTGCTACTGCGATAATCAACCCCACAATCCATAAACCTATCAATATTTCCATCGTTTGTTTCCTTGGCAATATTGCCGTTATTGTTCTTGGAAGGGGCGGCTTTTACCGACATCCGCCCACAGGTCGTTTACTCTAGTCGAGGTCTACTATCATTGCTGCGATAAATATACACAGCATAATGAAGGTGAAGACTGTTCCTGCATCAATAAGCATTATCTACGTTTACTCCTTATTCAATTATACGGTTACTAACTCTTTTTGGTCCACGTATAGACTTCGATCGTATGCCCTGATAAAGCGCTCTTCCATTGCTACCCGGTTATTGAACAGTTCGATAGCCTCGCGTAATTGCTCGAACAGTTCCTCGTCGCGGTGTACCCGTATGACAACCAGCTGGGCTTTCGGCGGGAAGTCTGGGTTGAATGAGCAAAAGTCATTCCACTCGCGCCCGGTGACGAATATTTCGCCAAGCATCTGCCAGCGGTACTCGCTCGGTACCTCACCGGACTTGAGAATCTTCAGGTGCGCCGCTTGCTCGGGGCACTTGATCTGCAGCAGTCCCTTGTCACCGACCAGGCGGTCGGGGCTGGCGCCGGTCTGCAGCGCGGCGTCGTAGAAGAAGCCGCAAGCTTGCGCCTCAGCGCCAGTGAGGATTTCGTACCGATCAGCGGCGAGCTGCTCGGTCTCGTGGCCCCAGTCCATCGCTTTCGTGCGTACCGTCTCGGCACGCTTGCCTGTAATGCGTTCCAGGGCTGTCTGTATGACGTAGTTGCGGTACGTGGTGGACTCACCGGCACCGCGACCGCTCATGAAGAACGTGCCGTACTTGCTGGCCGTAGACACGCCCAGGCGGGCCTTGTACCACTCGTCAGTGTTCTGCTCGATTGCGAGTTCAATTGCGGCCATTGTTGATCTCCCGCACGCGCTCTTTGGCGGCGGCTGCGAACAGCTTTTGGTCCTCGACGGGCATGTCAGACAAGATGTCGCTGACTTCCTGGGCCGTCTTGGCGTTCTTGATGCGCTGCGCTATCTTCTCGCCCTCGGTCATGGTGTAGCTGCCAGTGAACTCAAGCGTGTGCTTGCGGTTAATGTCACGACCGAAGATCGCGCCAATGTGGTCCGCGGCGTCTTTGATCGCGTAGCTTTTCGCAGCCGGCAACGCCTTCTGAACGGCGTCATTCACGATGTTGTTCATGTCTGCAGCAGCAGCGCCGGATTTAGTCTGTACCGGTACGGCACCGACGCCATCCTGATGTTTCCACTCGTTTGTGACCGGATGCTTGTAGTGCAGGCGGATCGTCACAGTGACGCTATTGAACATAGAGTTTTCACGCTGGACTTCGACGTACCATTCTTGAAAGATCATCGTCAGCAGCGTCTCGACGCGCCCGATAGGCAAGTCTTTGACGCCCTTGGCGGTCGGGTGATCGACCAGCCAGTGCGCCGGTGGCGCTTGGTTGATAACGGCGTTGAACGTATCCATCTTCTCGATAAGAGGTAGATTCTCGGCCTCGATTAGCGTTATCAGTTTAGTTTCATTCTTGGTCATAGAGCCTCAACTTTCTCCCGAAGTTCGATAGACAGCTCATTGCGTCCGACCCACTCAGCCTTCTCGATAGCCGATAGCTTTGAGGTGTCAATATCCGCAGCGACACTGCCGTACCCGATCAGCTCTTTCATTAAATTTTTAACCTGCTCTTTCGCTTGTTTGTTGTTATTCAAAATGTCGTCAAGCTTGCTCATAGGTTCTTCTCCTTGCGCGCTGCGCGTATTTCGTTAATGCCTGCCCATACCACAAGTACTGTGGTGATCGTTGCGAAGTAAATGACGTCTGCCATGATTACTTGACCGTGATCCTTACTGAGCCCTTGACGTCAACTAGCTTGCGGTATTTAGCCGCTACCTCTGGCATTTCCATCTCAAGACGCTTGGTGTCGAGTGACTTGCGCTGAGTTGGCGCGACATAGGTGAGCTTTATCATTTGGTTCTCGAACGACTTGGTGCCGGTCGATTCCATCGCTACCTCGATAACTGAACGCAGATGCGCGTCTGTCTCTTGGTAGCGGTGCAGCTCGCTTTGGAACTGGGTTGTCGCCTCGATGATCTGCTCTTGAATCATGGCCATCTTGCGGTTGTTCTTTGCAAGGCGTACAAGCAGATTGTCTAGTGGTGACGTGGTAGGTGCTTTCTTTGTGGTGCGACGTGTCGCGATGGCAGTACTATTCATACAAACCTCCCGCGCACATGTTGTGCATACCCGCTTTATATGCGCCGTCCCAGAGGTCGAGCGCCAGGTTGCAGAGGTCGCAGCGGCCATGAGGTGCTGTCTGTTCCAGTGCGTTTACCTGCTTCGCGCGTTCTGCGACGATATTGTCTACGCCAGCTAATTTATTATTCGCGTTTACGAGGTCGAGGATCAGCTCGACGTCTTGCTGTGTTGCCTGTGCTTCTCTTGGAAGAGTTGGCACGCCTTCAATTAATCGGTTCATAGCTTGTTTTACTTCCTTTCGCTATATTACCTTTGTATTTACTAATATAGCGCACATTAGTAAACTAAGCAAGACTAATATAATGTAATATATACAACGACAGCTATTTACGGATATGCGCTGTTCTGGCAATATATAAGTATATGGTTACGAAGAAATCTTCACCATCCACTAAAAAGCTGAAGCGTAAGCCAGGCCGTCCCTCAAAGTACACAGAGGCTCTTGCCGGGAAAGTATGCGCCCAGCTCGCTATGGGTAAGTCACTGCGAACTGTCTGCAGTTCTCCGACAATGCCGTCTGTCGTGACCGTTTTCGCATGGATGCGGAAGCACCCAGAGTTTCTTAAACAGTACGAACAAGCCAAGCAGGAGTCTGCCGATGCGATGGCTGACGAAATTCTCTACATTGCCGACACACAACAGCGCGGCGAGACACGCACGGTCAAAGCCGACGGCTCTGTCGAGGTGAAAGAAGAAGACATGCTCGGCCACCGCAAGCTGCAGATCGAGTCCCGCAAGTGGCTGATTGCAAAGATGAAACCGAAGAAGTACGGCAATCAGATTGACATTACGTCGGATCACAAGGCCCTACCAACGCCGATACTTGGCGGGTTAACCACAGAGGACGGTGATGCCATACCAGGCGACAACAGCGACTCGTAAGCTCGCGCGGCTGCGCAAGCGCATCAAGGTGGTGGCTGGTGGCACGTCCGCCGGCAAAACCATATCCATCCTGACCATCCTTATCGAGAAGTGTCAGCTTGATACAACGCCGACCCTGACATCGGTTGTGTCGGAGAGCTTTCCGCATCTACGCCGTGGTGCGATGCGTGACTTTCTCAACATCATGAACGAGCACGGTTACTACCAGCAGGATCGCTGGAGCAAGACAGAGTTCACCTACACGTTTGAAACCGGCAGCAAGCTTGAGTTCTTCAGCGCCGACCAGCCGAGTAAGGTCCGTGGCCCGCGCCGCGACCGGCTGTTCATGAACGAGTGCAACAACATCCCGTATGAAGCGTTCGACCAGCTCGAAGTCCGTACCAAGTCGGAGATTTGGCTGGACTACAACCCGACGAATGAATTTTGGTACTACACGGAGGTAGCGCCGGAACGTGACCACGATTTCATCACGCTCACGTACCTGGACAACGAGGCCCTGGACCCGAACATCGTCGCGTCCATCGAGGCGCATAAGGGCAACAAAGCATGGTGGCAGGTCTACGGCCTGGGCCAGCTCGGTGAGGTCGAGGGCAAGATTTACACCAACTGGCAGATCATTGACGACATACCGCATGAGGCGCGTCTCGAGCGCCGTGGGCTGGACTTTGGCTATTCAGCCGACCCTGCAGCGATCGTGGCTGTCTACCACTACAACGGCGGATACATCTTGGATCAGGAGATGTATCAGATCGGCCAGCACAACAAGCAGCTCGCGGACTTCATAAAGCTGCAGGAACAGTCGAATGTGCTTGTGGTAGCGGACAGTTCAGAGCCGAAGAGCATCGACGAGATCAAGATGAACGGCGTCAACATCGTCGGTGCGGACAAGAAGGGTGACGCGGGCAAGACCTACCTTAAGTCGTCTATAGGCCATATGCAGGACCAGCGCGTCAGTGTGACGAAACGCAGCGTGGACTTGATCCGCGAGTACCGCAACTACATGTGGAAGTTCGACAAGGACGGTCGCCAGCTCGACGTGCCGGAAGGCGGCATGGATCACGCCCTGGACGCTGCGCGGTATGCGATGGATGGACTGCGGCCACGATCCGCCGAGCCGAAAGTAAAACGAGCCTCATGGGTTAAACGCGCAAAGACGCGGAAAGGAGTTTGGTAAATGAACTATAAGCGAAGATGGTGGCACGACATATATATCGAGTTTCATTTCGATCTACCGTTTGTTCGTGTGTCAACGCGGCTGATGCGCGACGACATCATGACTATCAGTTTCGACGTGTGCAGAGTAGCAATTGAGGTGACACGCCCAAGAATATTCAGGCTGCCCCGAAAGAAGTATGAGTGGAGTTTCAGGCTTTATAAGAGGAGGGTTTGGTAGTGAATAAAAAACTTGAACAACCCGAAAACATCGGCGACATCTTCACCAAAGAGGGATTGAAGAACGTCACTGTCGGCCAGGTGCTCGGATTCCAGCAGGACGGCAAGCTGCAGCGCTACAAGGTCGTGAAGCGCAACATCAAGCGCCGTGAAATATGGGTGCGCCCGGTAAAGCTGTACCGGCCAGCGGACGTGCAGGTCACGGACAAAACGCACTAGCAAAACACCACGCAATATTGTAAATTTAAAACAGGACGGGACTTGTAGGAACATTTGGGCATCAATGCCACGCAAGACCAAGAAACAACAACATGACGATCTACTCGCTTCAACGCTGAAGCGGTTTGATGATTCATGGCAATACGCGCAGCAGTCATGGCATAGCCGCTGGGACCGCGATTGGAAGCTTTATAACAACAAGCGTGTCCACGCCTCATACGAAGGCATTAGCGACACGTTTGTTCCTATGGTGTTTTCAACTATCGAGACGATGGTGGCGGCTCTTGGTAACGGCAGGCCGCGCTTTGACTTCGAGCCTGTAGACCCGAGACAAGTGGGCGATACTAAGGCGCTTAACTCACTGATTGATGACTACTGGGAGGGCGACCGCTGGGATATCAAGCTTATCGAGGCCATACGGCAGATGCTTATCACCGGCACCGCACCGCTGTATCTGTACTGGGACATCGACCATCCTTGCGTCACGCACTTCTCTATCCGAGACGCCATCGTTGATCCGACCGCGACCAACCCTGACGACCTGACCTACGCTGGCCGGCGCTACTTGACCACGGTGGAAGACCTGAAGAGTTACGAGGTCGTGGACACCGATCCTGAGTCGAAGACCTACGGGCAGATGCGCCCACGCTTTAGCAATCTGGACAAGATGACCGGCTCGGTCGCTGCGAGTGGCGATCAGGAAACCGACAAGGCGAACAAAGAGATGTTCACCGGCTCGACGATGCCGAACCCTGCCCAGGACCAGGTAGAGGTTATCGAGATATGGGACGCCGAGCGCGTCGTCTGTATTGCTAACCGGCAGTGGGTGATTCAAGACATCGAGAACCCATTCTTGACCCAGGACAAGATGATGCGGACCAAGCGCTATATGCCACCAGTCGAAGACATCGAGGTTGATCCTGAGTGGCAGCAGAAGGCTCAGGACGCCAAGGACCGGGCGACGAACGAAGCAGTCGGCATGATTCCGTTCGTCTTCTTCCGCAACTACACCGACGTATCGCTGTTCTACGCTAAGAGCGAGGTCGAACCGATTGCGCCGCTGCAGGAATACCTCAACGACTTTAAGAACATGAATGCGGACGCCATCATCAAGCAGCTCGCGCAGCAGAAGGAACTGGACCCGGCCTATACCGACTGGTTAGACCTGATTAACGACGATCCTGCCACTGTCTATCCGTTCGTTCCAGGCTCATTGAAAGCGATTGATGCGCCGGTGATTCCGGCCAACGCCTTCAACGAACAGATGAACACCAAGAACGAAATACGCGAGACGACAGCGGTAGACCAAGTGGTCAAGGGTGTCGCGGGTAGTGGCGACCAGACTGCAACAGAGGTCAAGGCGCAGATGGACCAGGCGGGCCAGCGCATCGCGATCAAGGCACGCCTGCTCGAAAAAGACGGCTTCTATTACTTCGGCAAGCTGCTGTTCAAGATGATTCAGCTCTACGTTGACCAACCGATGGCCGTGCGCATGGACGGACTGAAGGGCAATCAGCCTCAGATGTACGGCGCACTGAAGCTACCGAAAGGCGTTGGGGTCTACCACCCGTCGAACTATCAGGATGACTGGGAGCCGCACGTCACGCTGGAAACGAGCGCCGAAAGCAAGAAGGCCCAGGATCAAGCCGCAGCGGCTAAGGCGTTCCAGATATTAATTCAAGACCCGTCGAACAACCTGGATGAAATCAAGCGCATCTTCCTGCCAAAGATGCTCGACATCGACCCAGACGAACTGCAGCGCATCATGACGCCTTCACCTGAGCAACAAGCCCAGGCGGCTGTCATGCAAGGCGGCGCGGCTGGAACGGCACCATTACCGGCGCCGGCAGAGCAGCTGATGCCAGCGGGGCCAGAAGGAGTGCCACAAGATGTCGCAGCCTAGTGTCGACTACTCGCCAATCGAAATCTCCGCTGATGCAGTGGCATTCGCTGAGTCAAAGTTCGGCCAGCACTACCTCAAGCGGCTCGCTGAAGCCAAGGAGCGCTACGTGGCCGCCGCTATGCGATTGGACCTGACCGATAACTACCGCGCCCACATGATGACGCAGGCGAAGACCGTCAGTGCTGAGATCGAGTACTTCCAGACAGCCCAAGCCGTCCGTGACGATCCAAAGCTAATGGAGCGGCTGCGCATCGCGGCCCAGAAGAGGAGCAAGAAGCAAGAAGACGTGTAGGTGTGCGATTCGGGACTGACGAGTTTATTAACTAAACAAACCCGTCCAAGGTCAGTCAGCCCCGATTCGCACCTCTCCACAGAGGTGAAGTAAGTTTAACAATTCATATCCCGTATTCGCGGCACAGTGGGCCATTTGATATAGCCAAAACAAACACTTTGCCTCGCCGGGCAGTCTCGCAGATTTCCTTATGTTTTAAATGTTTATGAGTTCTTGTCTGCTCTGCCGTGATTATGGGATATGAATACAAGGGAGCAATGGTTTATGGACCCAGAAACCACAACCGAACCTGCTACTCAGGAACCGGGCGTCGAACCAACGACACAACCTGAAGAGCAGCCAGGCGCGGCGGTCACAACGCCGGAACCTGAACCAACACCAACCACCGAGCCGGAAGAGCCGACCGGTCCAGCGGGGCCTGCGCCAGCAGACAACCCTGACGACGACATTGCGGCATGGGCTGCGAGCAAGGGCATTGACCTCAGCACGCCGGAGGGACAAGCGAAAGCTTTGAAATCCATGCGTGAAGCTGACAAGAAGATGCACGAAGCCACAGGCCAGGCGTCGAGTCTGCGGAAGCAGATCGAAGAGTCGCCCGCGACCGATGAAGGCCAGCGGATGCAGCGCCTCGAAACGTTGTACCTCACTACTCAGTGGATGACGGACAACCAGATCACGCCCGAGCAGAACACGAAGATGGGTGAATACCTGGCAGCCGACCCGATCAAAACTGAGATGGTCAAACAGGGGCTTTTGTCTCTGGATGAAGTCTTTGTTTTGTCAGGTGCGAGCCAGCAGAATCCCGCTGCTATCAAGCAGCAAGGTGGTCAAGAAGCTCTGGAAAGACTTGCGAACAAGCAACGCGCAACGGCTCCACAGGGCAGTGCTATGACGCACGAAGTACCGAAGGACGACCCGATTGCGGCTGCGCTTGCAGACTAATTTAATCGGAGAATTTTCAAATGCCATCGCAAAACTATGCCGCTTCTCACTTGAATCAGCTCGATGAACGGTTCACGGTTGACTCGCAGACCGACATCATTGCTAACAAGGGAAGCATTCGCCTCGACTTTAACGGTCGAAACTCGGTAACAATCTATACGGTCGATGTTGTCGCCGAGAATGACTATGTACGTAGTGGTACCAACCGCTTCGGTTCACTGGTCGAGCTTGGCACCGGCACCCAGACCTTCACGCTGTCACAAGATAAAGCCTTCACCTTCACGGTTGACCGCGGCAACTTGGAAGACAGCATGATGGCCCAGGAAGTCGCAAAGGCCGTAAAGCGACAAGTTCGCGAAGTATCAGTACCAACCACAGACGTTTATCGCCTGAGTATCTTGGCTGGCTACGCAGTCGCGAACAGCCAGGGTTCTATCGGCACGTCTGCCGCGACAAATACCACTGCATATCAGCTCGTACTGGCACAGCAGGCAGCACTTGACGACGCGAAGGTACCGGCTACCGGCCGCGTGCTGTTCGTGACGCCAACCTTTTATAACCTGCTCAAGCGTGATCCAGAATTCTCAAAGAACGCCGACAACACCTATGCGGACCTCAAGAAAGGCATCCTCGGCACTGTTGACGGCCTGACAATCGTTAAATGTCCTACGAGCTACTACATCAGCAAGTTCGAGTTCATGATTGTTCATGAGCAAGTCTTGATCGCGCCAACCAAATTTAACAGCGTCCGTACCCTTGACGACGTTCAAGGTATCGACGGCTGGGTCGCTGAGGGTCGCCGCTACTACGACGCCTTCATTCCAGCTAACAAGGGTGTTGGTATTCGTATCAAGACCTCGACTTAAGAAAGGAATTTAGCATATGGCTAGTGAATCAAGTAAGCAGACAAACCCCCCTGGCGTTTATCGCCACGAGGGTTCTGGCAAAGAAATCACCGTCGAGCATGATGCGATCACGGGTAGTGCCCAAGCGGATGCGCTTGTGCGCCTCGGTTACGTCTATGTCGGCGAAGCTGAAGCAGCTCAGGAAGCACAAGCGACTGGGTCTGATGGTGAAGGCGCACCGGAGAAATCTGGTAAGCCACTCAAAGATTACAAACTTAAGCAGCTTGTAGAAATCGCGAAAGAACTCGGCGTCGAGAACGCTGAAGAGCTCGGTAAGCCTGGCGCCACTAAAGACGCTGCGATTGCCGCGATTGAAGCAGCTCAGGAAGCACAGGGTAACGAGTAATGGCTAACCCAGCAACATCAACAGCATATCGCTTGCCTGATGGCCGCATGGCTGTCAACGTAACCGAAAACAAAACCTTGGATGCGGACCAAGTTGGATTCGTCCAGAACATCATCGCTGATGGCCTGACGATCACACTTCCGTCTGTCGGCCCAGGCTTGAATTACGTCATCCGCAACGGTGGCGCACCAAAAGCAAATGCGCCAGCAGGTACAGGCGATAACGGCTCGGTCGCTATCAATCTTAGTCCTGCTGCAGCCGACAAGATTCAAGGCGGTGTTAGCGGCACTGCAACAGCCAACAAAGACCTTATCAACACGAAAGCTACGGCGCGTGTTGGTGACGAGGTTTCTCTTGTTGGTGGCGCTACTACAGCGTGGTCGGTGAGTGAAATCAAAGGTGTTTGGGCTCGCGAGGGCTGATACTTGCACCGAATAACCGAAGAAAGCGGGGCCTACACGGTCCCGTTTCTTTATTAACAAAGATTTGTTGGTTTCTGTTATTATTGAATTAAGGACGGGCTAGGGTATGAAACACTCATGGCATACACCCTTGGTGACATCGTTACCGAAGTTAAAGCGAAGATCAAAGATACGTCGTTCCCTGATTCTCTAATCAAGACGTATATTCAAGATACTATCGACGAAGTCCTTGGTCGCAACCGTTTCACATTCCTAGAGGACACGCTGACAGTGAATATGTCGGCCACTGATACCGAGTACGCTTTTGCCGCCCCAGTCCAGACGATAACGGACATCACCTACACGACTGATTTAACGCCAACGCAGCCGTACCGCCCCGAATACGTGCCCTACAGGGAGTTCCTAGAGCGCTTCCCTGCCCGCATGACCGACCCGGCTGGACTACCTATGTGCTTCAGCCTCTACGGCAGCACGCTACTGATTCCAAGGGCACTGTCGGAGGACATCACCGCGAAGATTCTGTATGTCAAAGCGTCACCCACGCTCGCGAACGATTCCGACGTTCCAGTGATACCAGTCGAGTTCAAACAGATTCTTGTCCGTGGCGCACAAGCGGGCGTCGAAGAGTACCGCGAGAACTACGACCAGGCAGCCATCCATCGTCGCAAGGTAGAAGACCTGGCTTCAGATATGTTGCTGCGCTACGGTCCTCGCCAGTTCATCCGACCGGGCAAGTCATCGCTGCGCGGAGTGTCGAACTATGGTCAGAAGTAGGTTCGGGTACCGCACGCAGGTACCAAACACGACCTCGCGCAAGGCGCAGACCAGAGCGCTCAGTTTTAGCGATGGTGTTGATACCTACAAAGACAATGACGACCTGAAGCCAACCGAGCTGGTGGCTGCGATTGACGCGCGGTTCGCCAAGATCGGTCGGTACCGCACCAGGAAGGGCCTGGATAGGTATTCAGTGCCTGTCGGTGAGGCGATCAACGTTCAACAGGTAGTAACCATCGGCGCTAGCACTTACGACCTATCCGACACTGCAGTGGCGGCTCAAAAGCTGACGCTCACTTCAGCCGGCCGCGTGACGCGTATCGGTGTGAACATAAAGAAGGCATCAGCAGCCAGTGGCACAGTCCTGGTGGAGCTGTACGACGACGATGGCGGCAAGCCTGGGGCATTGCTCGGCCAGGGTTCTATTGCGGCATCATCGGTTTCGACCTCACTCGGTTACTTGTCGGCCTACTTGGTGGAAGCACCGGCTGTCGTCACCTCGCAGGTTGTATGGGTCGTTATACGCGGCCAGACCGGCGCGACTGGCTACCAGCTGAGTACTACGAGTGACGGCGGTGACGCCATGACGAGTGCTGATGGCGGCGGCTCATGGACGGCAGCGGGCTTCGACTTCAACGTGAAGCTCTACACATCAACCAGCGACGGCGTGAAGGGCTTGTATCGGGCGTATCGCCCGAACGGCACGAAACAGACGCTCTTTTGGCATGGCACGACGGCCTACACGGTCAACGACACCACAGGAGCCACCACGTCGATCAAGACGGGACTCTCTGCCTCTGCGACCAACTATCGCGCCCAGATGGTCCAGGACGCCGTGTATTTCGTTAACGGGTACGCACAACCTTACAAGTACGACTTCTCTACCGTAACGCAACTGACTGCCGCGCCATACGTGCCGGACCTCATTATCGAGCACAAGGGTATGTTGTTCTTCAACGACGTCATTGATAAAACCCGTATGTTCTACACCAATTTTGCGGACTACGAGACGTTTACGAGCACCGACTTTATCTATGTGCCAGCGCCGAAGAGTTACGACGGCCTAACAGCCTTTGCGAAGCTCAACGGCGTTCTCTATCCGTTCGCGCGCCGAAACAAGTTTCAACTGCTCGGGTCCGACAACGCGACGTTCTCTCTGGACGAGGCCACCAGCCAACGCGGCACCTTCAGTCAGGAGTCGGTGGTATTTGATGCGAATTATATCTATCACGCCGACGACGACGGCATTTGGAAGTTCAACGGCACTGACGAGCGGAACCTTGCGCTGTCGTTCTTGGAGGACTACCTGGCGATCAGTGACAAGAGCTCGATCAACCTGGAAATATACAACAACCGTCTCTATTGCTTCTATCAGACCGCCGGTGAGTCCGATAACACGCAATGTTTCGTCTACAACCTGCTGCTGGACAAGTACGAAAGCCTCGATAAGAAGACGGTTGTCGGGCATACCTTCAGCCGCTACGCCCAGGACGACATCTATCTGCAGGCATCGAACCGGGTTGGCGCGGTCTACTACGGCGAGCTGGACAGCAACGACCACAGCAATCTTGGCGGGCAACTTCAGTTTGAGATACGGACCCCATATAACCACTTCGATGCGCCAGGCCAACTGAAACGCATCCCTAAGTGGCGTCCGACCTTCATGCAAGCTATCGGCAATTACGCGATACAGGCCGGCTATGCGTTCGACAACGCGACAGACGTACAGGACTTCACTGACGTGCCGTTGGCCGGTAGTGGCGCACGATATGACGCTGGCCTTAAGCATGACAATGGCGTGCGCTATAGCGGCGGCTCCCAGATGATTGAGCCGACAGCACTACAGGTCAACGGCTACTTCAAGCGCGTCCAGCGACGCTACTGGCACCACGCTGCTCGCGAGCCGGTTGAGCTTGATACCGAAATATTGACGATTGAAACGCAAAGGCTGATGTAATGCCGGGTCGGTTTACCCCTCTCAACCCGAGCGCCAGCCTGAACAACTTAGTTGCGCAGGTCAACAAGAACTTCGCAGTGCTCGACAACGAGAACGTGACAAAGGTGTTCAAGAAGGCCAGTATCAACGCAGTGGTCACTGGACGATATGCGGATGACAGGTATGGCACTCTGATGACCGACGATAGCGGTAAACGACGAATGCTGATGGGCCAACACCCTGTTGATGGCCATATCGGCTTTTGGATCAGTAAAGAGGGTGAGGATGTTATCACCTTGCTCGGAGGCTAGGACATGCCGCCCGATGTTACTCAAGCCTCAAAGTTTCTGTTTCATAGTGACTTTCCTACTGACAAGCTCGTAGTACTTGGCACGCTCGACTTCACCGTGACAGCGTTTACCAACGGTACGGTCAATGTGCCGCACGGCTTCCCGTTCATTCCGTTGCCGTGGGGGTCGTGGGCGACGGACGCTAACTTTACGACGATCTACGGATTGAACTCTGGTCCCATATCGTCCACATTCCTGTTTTCGCCGTTCGATGCCTTGCTACGAATACATGCAGACGCCACGAATCTTATATTTGAGGCCGAGAATTATACCGGCAGCACGATTCATTTTTACGTCCGCTGTTTTGCTTTCGAGCCGACGACCGCTGATGCTGACGTAGACGGTACCTCGCCGGTCGGTGACGGTTTCCAGTTCAATACCGACTACAACTATACGAAGCTCTATCTTGCGGATTACATCGACGAAGCGGCAGGCAGTGGGCCACCGACAACGCGCAACATCCCGCACGTCTTCGGCAGGGACACTCAACTACTGGCTTGGAAAGAGTCGAGCGGCGTCGTGATACCACTTACTTATCATGACGCAGGCGATTTCCAGGCCGAGGATGTTTCTGTCTCGATCGACGCTTCCAATATTGCGATAGCTTTTAGTGGCTTCCAGCCAGCCTTGAGGGTCCATTATAGGAGTTATATTGATGAGTAAGCCGGAACGGTTCATATATTCCAGTGATTTTGCGACATTAAAGAATGACGACGATGGGCTTACGACTGTCACGGTCGTTGGTGGCGCGGTCATTGGCGCGGGCGCAACCTACGCCGTGTCGTCTGACTTGACGGTCGGCTCACAGCTTGGCGAGAGTCGTATACGCATCAGTTCAAGCAAGATCGGAAGCAGTAGGCATTATGCCGGTTATTTGGGAGTAAACCGCACGGGGACAGTCGGCGGGTCGCCGTTTTCCTATACGATCTATGCCCTGGTATCGCGCATCAACGCGACACAGGTCAGATGTATTTGTATTATTCAGAATCCCTACGGCGCAGCCTTGACCGCTGCGGCTGGCAACGAGACGTTTACCTTCAAGATAAACACATTCATCCCGCCCGTGAAATAGCTATTGTATTCACGCTTGCGTTTATCGTATTATTGAGTTAAGGACGGGCTGGAAGTAATCACAGCACTCGATGGCACGAACACTTCAGCAAGTAATGACGGAGCTTGACCCGTATTACTCAAATTCAAAGTCGGTGGTTCAGCAACAACTTGATGCCGCGCCTGAGCAACAGGCCGCAGAGCTTTCTGGACTCGACGCGAGGTTAGCCCAGGCCAACGACAATATTCTTGCAGGCGCTCGACAGCGAGGTCTTGGCTTCTCTGGTATTCCAGTCGCAGAGCAGGCTAAGTATGCTGCCACTGATTATGCGCCAGCGGTCGCTAACTTGAAGTCTAAGTACATCGGACAAAAGAACACGCTGCTAGAAGCACTGAATCAGCTTGGCCGCGACCAGATGGGACAGGCTCAAGGCATCCTCGACAATGAAGCAGCTCGTGATCTTCAAATGCAGCAGCTTGCCGAACAAAAGCGACAGTTTGATCTGAACCTGGCAGAACAGAAGGCGCAAGCAGCAAGAGCTGCGGCGGCTGCAGGCGGAAGCTATAGCTTTGGTGGTAACACCGCGCCGACCCAGAAGGCGCAGCCAGAGAAGACTTATATCGGTAATAACGACTTCCGTGGCCACTTAGCTTATCTGGCCAACAAGGGTAACTATGAAGCCAAGGTGTTGCTCAAATATGTCGGCAACGATGGCGTCTTCAACGGTCGTGTCGCAAGCCAGGACGAATTGAACATACTTAAGCGTAATGGCATCCGTGGCAACTACACCTATGGCGCTGGTGGCGGCGGCGGCGGGGGAGGCTGGTAATGGCAGACATTTACGGTGACTGGGCTCGAAGCCAAGGAATACAGATCGACCAGCCGAAGAAACAAGCCGCACAGACTAAGACGAAAGACTCAGGCGGTCTTGCATCATGGCTACCAACTATCGGCGGCACGCTCGGTGCGCTTGGTGCCGGTGCTGGTGCCGGTGCGCTAGCTGGTTCGGTGCTCCCAGGTGCGGGCACGCTAGCCGGTGCTGGTGTGGGCCTTATTGCGGCGCTGCTTGGTGGCGCTGGCGGTTCAGCACTTGGCAAGGTTGGCGAGAACGCCATAGAAGGTGAACAAGACCTCGGCAAAGGCGTTGGTGAAGAGGCACTGATCGGTGGTGTCACGTCATTGCCTGTTGGCGCTGGACTCAAGTTGGCCCGTGCTGGCGTCAAAGCATCTACTGGCATCGGTAAAAAGTCAGTGGAGCAGCTTGTCAGTGAAGCCGGTCAAAGCGCATTGCCGCGACGTGTTGCAGGTAAGGGAGTTACTCAAACGGTCGAAACTGCGAGTCCGACTGTATCGAAACCTGGTCTGCTCAACACCTTTAGGGGCGACGTTGACACGAAGGCTGCCGCGAACTTCTTAGGTCTGACGCCAACCCAGGCGCAGCGGCTCGCTGATGAAGGCATCGACCAAGTGGCACTTGGCCGCAGAGCAGCGAAATATGGCAACACTGCAGACGAGATTATTGGTGGTACCGGCAAGGGCGGCAGACTGCAGGACGACATCAGTAGATATGAAGGCATCATCGACGATGCTGCGAAACAAGCCGATATCAGCGGCATCCGCATAAACGGCGATAACTTAGTCAAGGCGCTACAGGACGAGCGGGCGAAGCTCGCAAACAAGCTTGGCGCTGGCGACCAGGTGAAAGCAATTGACAAGATCATCAAACAGGCGCAGACGAAGTACAAGAACGGTGTCTCGTACTCAGAAGCGCGACAGATATTGAAGGATGCCAACGGCAAGTTCGGATCATCAATATTGGACGATTCCGGCAATGCTGTAGCCCGTGATGCACAGAAGCTCGAAGGCAACACGATGCGCAGAGAGCTGAAGACGGCATCGCCGACTATTGCCGACGCACTCGATAACGAAGCGCAGTTGATCCAAGCCCGTGAACTCATGAGCCGCAAGCGCGGCGCTGATCTGGCGCAAAAAGGTACGGCACTGTCCAGGGTTGACCTGGCCCGTCCAGGATCGCTGATAGAACCAATAGTGCGCTCGGACAAGGTGACAAGCCGCGTGCTGCGCGCCGGCGGCAGTAATGCAGCACCACAAGCGGCCACTGGACCGACCGGCCAGACGCTACTCGGTGCATTGACACGTCAAGGACTGGGACGAGCTGGTGCGGGAGCGCTCGGAGTAACCGGCGACCAGAGCCAGCAATTTGACCAGGCCGCTCAAGATGCAGGTATCGACCCAACTGCAGCGCTCGGCAGCATGGACCTCGGCGGTATGGCTACAGAGCCAAGCAATCCGTTCGGCGTCAGCCTTGATGAAGTTGGCGCTCAAATGATGCAGGCGCTCGCGAATGGCGATAGCAAGGGCTACGGCGTGCTGAGTGACCTATACGACCGCATTAACGACTACGAGAATGCGGCGGGGGGCGGCAGCGGCAAGCCTATGGGTGTAGAGGCCCAGAAGATCACGAACAACGCGAGCAGCGGCCTGTCGTCACTGAACGACCTTGAGTCCATGATCGACGACGACCCTGGCATCGTCGCACGGGCGTCCCTGCCTGACGTGAGCCTCTTGAACTCGCTGACGGGTACCTCGGGCTACCGGGCGGCCATCAAGAACGTCCAGGACGCCATGAGCCGCCTACGATCCGGTGCCTCGATGACAGAGCAAGAGGCGGCGCGCTTCGACCAGATGCTGCCGCGCCTGGGCGACGACGCCGCCACGGTCAAGTACAAGATTCAGCAGTTCCGCAACTACTTCGGGAACGCGGTCGGCAACGCATCGGGGTCGTCTGCCACGACACTGCAAGACCTCATCGCGAACCAATAGGTGTTTCAAAAGTGTTGCGGACGGTGTAACACTTTCTACCTCTGTTATTGAAAGCTGTTGTGGCGCAACACTGTTCGATGTACCTCTGTTAAGTCTATGGACTTAAAATCCGCCAAGTGTCGGTTCGAGTCCGACTGGGGGCACCGTAAAAGGCCTGGTAGATGCGTTTTCGAGGCGGATGGATCGGCTAGCGACGGCCCTCGTCGCGGCGTCGTCGCGGCGGTCGGCGGGATCGCGGCGGCGAGGTCGGTTCGCTAGCTAACGAGCCGACCCTGCATCACTCAAATCGCCTAGGCCTGCGCGCCGTTGTGTCTCGTCGTCGTTCCTAACGAGAGTCAGCAGCATGATCAAAATGCCGAGGCACCTAGCAGTGCTATGAAGAAACAAAAGGCACCCGGTCAGGAAGAGTGTTGCGCCTAGCGAGTGGTGCGAAAGCGCCTCCATCGCGGCAGCGCTGATGGAAAGGCCGGCGGCGGCGAATGCATTGGAAATGATCGAGACCCAATTCGCGACCATCCGGAAACCGGCAGTCCGTCGAAACCTTCTGAAAATTTCCGACTGCGGCGTCAATCCGAATACGATGACGACGCCTGCGAATCCGCCACTTATGGCCGAAACGCCTGCTAGTCCGAGGTAGACCGAGACGATGGAACCGCTGTTTATCGCTTCTGAGGCCCCGAGAAGCCAGCTGTATGACCAATTATTCTTGAGACTGCGAATCCACCACACAGCCGGGATGATGACGAGGATGCTCGTGACCAACCCGGGGTGGTCAACGAAGCAGCGCTTCAATACCTTTTTCAGCTTCGGCGGGAACTGCACGTTATCGCTCTAACTACAAACATGTTTCAGCCTTCTGCGCTTGCGTCTTCGATGTACTGGCGAACGGCCGCCCGTAAAGCGCCGATGACTACTTCGGGGGATTGTTCAACCGATGGGTCGTCGCCGGTCTGTACCTGAGTCGTGATCGCATCTTTGATGAAGTCGATATGGTCCCGAAATTCGCCACCATTGGGTCGATTTCGGATTACTGTCGCCTTCGCTACCTTCGCGACGCCCCAATTCAAAATCTCGATCACTGCTTGCTTAAAATCTTGACCGAGCGACTGGGGTGGCTGGCCGTTGGCGTAGCTCCACGACTGTGTAATTTGTGCGCCGCGCTCCAACCCCTCGTAGCTCTGTTGCAACGCCGAGCCGAGTTCCGTGTCTGCGACCACTTCGGCTAAGTTGTGATGCCGCTCGATCACGACTTCGAACTTCGTGATGTTCACGGCATCGTTGAAGCGAGTCGTTTGGTCGTCCCGTAGTTTCGGTTGCAATTCAATGACGTCGTTGCCTAACTGAGCTTGGAAGTGGCTCGTGATCCAGTCGCCGACCGCCGACACCGATGGGCCTGCGCTCGTGCGGAGAAGCGCGATGGTGTTGTCCCCGTCCTCCGCGACTACGAAATAACAAGGCTCAACCAGGCGCGCCCCCTCCTGGAGGGTCAAAGGAGCTTCGTCGGCGTCGCCGACCGAGCTTTCTGGAAAATCGGCCTGTTCGCGAGTCTTTCCCAGATAGAAGTAATCAGCCGCGGCAGTGGATTCGTGGCGAGCATCGCCCCGATATTCGGAACCGCGGATCATGATGAGTTGCTCGTCGTACTCCAATGGCGTCAGCTTGTTACGAAAGGTCGGCCAGAAATTGGCGTCGAGTGCGACGGTCGTGCCGTCGGGCTGCCGCCGATACGGCACGAAGAATCGAACGGTGCGCCTCTTTGGTGCCACGGCAGTTCCTCCCTCAGGGCTGATTTCCCGAGGTCAGATCGTCGCACAGGAGTCCGACACAACACCGCGAATTCGTCGTCAAGGTGTCCCATACCTGATTCGACGTTGATGCAGACCGAACGGTTCCCAACCCCCATTGCAAGGGAAGCTGACGACGATGACCTGGCCTGGTGGGACCCCGTGAGTCCCCGAGAGGATCGGACGATCGCGCGCATCCGCTTAAGCTCAAGAAGCTGCTCGATTCTGACGGTGCGCCGGTCAGTCTGGATTGAGCACGGTCACGGGGCGGCGAAAGGCACATAACTCCGCCCCGTGACCGGGCCGATCTGGGGTGTGCCTCAGCCGACGCGCTCGCCGGGGTAACCGCGTGGCGGTTCGCCCCGCCTCCATCGGGTCTCACGCGCCCACACGCTGAGGTCATCGCTCGGGATCAGTTCGACCGGCGGGCACTTCCCCCGATATGCGCCGCCCTTACGAATCGGCGCACTACCCTTGCCGGGTCGCACGAGCCCCGGACCCACGCCGAACTCTGACCTGTCGCGGTAGTCCCGCTCAGGGTCGCGTGAGAGGCTGTAGCGCTCCGACATGTTCCGCCCCTAGGTCTGGATTGTGGGCGCGGTGTAGCTGGCGTTCGTGGTCACTTGCATAACGACGGCTGCGCCTCGGTGCCGAACGCCAACCCCGAACCCGCGCGCGTAGAAGCTGTCCGTCAGCGGGTACGGCCCGCGACCGGGGATGTGTCGGAGCCCCTGATAAGCCGGATTGACGTGCTCGCGGAAGCCGACCGGGTTGCGATCAGAGTCGAGTCCACCCGTTGCCGCCACGATGACGTACCCCGATGGCACGTAGTGCGACTCGATGAGCCAGGCGTCGCCGTAGCTGCCGAGAACTTGGAGCCCTTCGAACTCGCTCGGTGCGACCGCACCGACGAGGTGCTCTGTGGTGAAGTAGGCAGGAGCGGCCTGAGACGGGACAAAGTCGAAGCGCGGTACCTTGCCGGCGGCGTACTCGACGCCAGCCCGCCAGAATGTCATGTCCTCAACCTCATTCGGGTGGGCGAGGATGATGAGCTGTCCGCCCTGGCTGCCGAACCGCCCGTAGCCGTGTTCGGTGACGTGGCGGATCATGTCCTCGACGTCCTGTGAGTCGATGTGGGCGCTCTGGGACGTCAAGTAGTGGGTGTGGTTGCCGTCGAACGACTTGCCCATGTGTGCGGGCGGGACCATGCCGTCCCCCGACCAGAGGCCGTAGCAAGTGTGCTGCCATTCGTTGAACCGGGGCGCGGGGTCGAGCAGTCGGCGCAGGATCGTGCCGCTGACGAGACGGTTGTCGGCCTCGAAGATGCGCGTGACTTGCGCCTCGACCTGTTCGGCGGTCGCGCTTCGCAAGAACTTCCATGTGGCCGACAGTCGCTTGTCGTAGTCCTGGAAGTTGTAGCCGAGGCGCAGGTAATCGGCGGGCTCGCGCAGCGCGGTCGGAATGCCCATTTCCGTTGCGATCTCGAAGCTCTCGCCTTCGACACTCTGCGGGATGACGTCAGCGACGGCCGTTGTCGGATAGGAAAGCAGCCGCACGATCGTGGAGCGGTGCTCGTTGTAGACGCGCAGCGCCGCTTGGACCTCGTTCCAGATGTCGTTGAGGTTGACGCCATCGGCGGTCTCGTTGACGAGCACGTCGCCCGCGACGCTGACGCCCTTGCGTCGACCCTCGCCGCCCCAAATGTGCAGTATTTCCAGAGTATTTGGCATTTCGCATTCCGTTCGTCGGGTAGCCGTTCGACCGAGGGTAGCGCCGCGACGAGCGATCGCGCTCGAATAACGTTTCAGCGCAGCGTTATTGGTACCGGATGCGGACGGCTTAGGTCGGCGTAGATACGAAATCCGACGTAAAATCGACGTACCGGCGGAAAGGCGAAACGAGATGGCGAGAGTAGAAGTACCCGTGCGTGTGCCGGACCCGCCAGCGCACCTGGACGTATCCCCAATCCCAGACAAGACGGTGGCTGATGCCGTCGCTTGGTACGCGGGTATCGGCGTCCCGGTCACCGAGCGATGGATCAAGACGGTGACTGACCGCCGCGAACTGTCCTGTCGCATCGTCGCGGGACGGCGCATGTACTCGACCGAGGAACTCTGGCGCTTCATCGTCACCCGGCCCACCCGCACGGCCGGGGCGGCTCGCCACAAGAACACGAAAGGCAATCGAATAGCGTGAGCAACAACGATTCTGAACTGATCGCGAAGTACGGCATGGATCAGCCGCCAAAGGCCGACCACCCGATCATCGGCACAATTCAGGTAGTCGAGCGCACCAGGGCACTGGTGACGCGTGAGGCAGGCGACACGGCCTATCTCTTCGATCCGGCGTGGAACCCTGATATGTGGCAGCTCGCCCAGCGGACCATGCGGGATATGCGGCAACGGTTCGCTGACCGCATCGAGGCTGCCGCCGACAGCGACACGTTCCTTTACTACCCGTGCATCCCGAACCTCTACGTGTACGACGACGCGATGGAACGGTTCTCCTACATGATCACGACTCGGGTACCGCTGCCTCACGCTGTTGGGGAGCGCGGCTGCGATGTGCAGCTTGCGCCCGAGGGGTGCAGCGGGCGGGCCGTCTACCTGCCGCATGAGCACGCGCCGTTCATCGTCGTGTTCGGTATCTGTCGCGCCTGCGACACCTGGGCGCGGGAGACCGCAGAGATTCGATTTCGAGAGGGCCTGGTTTGGGTCCAAGCTCAGCTGCCACCCGGGGCGCGGATCGACCCCGGCTCGCCGGTCCCGCCGGGGTTCTAGACGGCCTCGCGCGGGCCGCTCATCGGGCGCGAGACGCGATGCGGGGCGTTCGGCGAGGGATCGGGTGGGTACGGCGGGGCATCGGCGCTACGGGCTCTTGCCCCGGTGTTGTGGCAGCGGTATGGTCTGGGCACCTGCGGTCGCCGACAGCCGTACGGTTCAAGATCAGCTCAAGTAGCCATCACCGAGCGCAAGCGTCGAAGGTTAGCCCCAGAAGAGTCCTTCACCAAAGGGGTGGCCCTCGGTGTCTGCGCTCTTTTCGTTCGCTCTCCGAGGGTCTGCTACTTCAACCCGAAGATGAGGAGAGACACGTGGGAGAGACCGCTTGGAAGGACAGCGCCAAGGCACGGGTGGACGCTCTTGTCCAAGAAGCTGGCCGCGAGCATCGCGACGAACTCGCTGCCGTGTTCAGGGCATCGCTGCACGGGCTGATGGATGTCACGCTGTCTGAGGAGCTTCGGCGGCGCAAGATCATCCGGCTGGCCGACGTTCCGGTCGTGAAGGGTAAGCACATGTACCGGTGCAACGGCTGCGGCGAGCAGGACCGAGGCAACGACAATGACCGGCGGCACATGGAATGGCGCGAGCGGCACTGGGCGAATTGCTGGCCTGAGTGACAAACGAAAGCTCAAGCGTCGCAGTTAAAATAGATCGCCTAACGTCGGCGATTCGGCGGCGGTTCGGGTAAGCTCTAGATACCGACCTCGCGAGCGGGCGGGTCGATAACTGAATCAACAGAAACGACCGGCGGGAGCTTGGAGCCGTTGGCCGGCGGGATTGCGCTGAACACCCATGACACCTGGCGAGCGTCGAAGGAGAACCTTCGGCGTAGGCCAGGTGTTTTGTGCTTTGAAGGAGCATCAACGTGGACCCGAACCCTGATGATGTCGCAAACCTCAACCAGGAGGCGGCATTTCATAAGTTACGTGAGTGGGGATACCCGGTCACTCGTCGCACGATCAAGTACGCCGTCCTGCGGCGGGAGCTTGAGCCGAGCCGATTCGGCAACGGGAACTATTTCAGCATCGCCGATTTGCGGCGCTGGGTGGAGTCGCGGCGTCAGGCGAGCACCTACCGACTGCCCGAGGGTGCGCCGCAGTGAGGCGCGGAAAGCCTGTTGCCCGGTTGACCGAGTAAGCCGACCGGGCAACAGAACAATCCACCCGAGGAAAGGGACGTGCATGCCGAGGAACGTGAACGACCCGCGACCCGTAGGACGCGAAGATGAGTCTACCGAACGAACCGCGACGCCGAAAGCGCCGTTCCCGCAACGCGAGTGCGTCGGAGAGTGCCGAAAGCATCGCCAGCTCTGACCATTACCCTGGCCTTACATCACCTGAATTCCGCACCGCCGCAGATGCTCTGATGCGAAACGGACACCACCCACTGCCACTTGGGCGGGTCGCGACCGAAGGCAAGGACGGACGCAAGATACCGTGGCGGCGCGGGTTCTTCGGGCGTGACGGTGTGGACGCGACCGCCGAGCAAGTCAGCGCTTGGCCGACCTACGTTGAGGCGCGCATTCGCGACGGCGATAGTGGCAGCCTTCAGATTGGCGTGCGGATGCCAGTCGGCGGGATTGGCATCGATGTCGATGCGTACGACGGGAAGCGTGGGCTGTCGACGCTCGCCGAGCACGAGACCCGCCTTGGGCCCCTCCCGCCAACGTGGCGTGTGACTGCGCGAGCGTTCGACAGCGGCAGCGGGATTCGGCTATTCCGTGCGCCTGAAGGGTGGGAAGGCAAGTCAGCACTCAAATCCGACGACGGCGGCGATGGCCATATTGAGCTGATTCAGCGCCACCTTCGGCTCATGGTTGTGCCGCCGAGCTACCACCGCACCGGCGCGCGGTACAAGGTGTACGACGAGCGCAGCGGCAATGAAGTGCTCGGCGGGGTGATACCGCCCATTGCGGACTGGCCCGAGCTGCCCGACGCGTGGCTTGAGGCTTTGAGGCGTACGCCTGCCAAGGCGGGTGAGGCGACCGACGAGCAGGTGGACTGGTTCGCCGCCGAACACACCCGAAGCGACCACCCCTGGCACCTCACCGAGTACATCGTGCCCTCGGTGCGAGAGGCGGACGGGAGTACGCGCAACGCTGCGTTCATGGCTCTGCATGAAGCGGCTCGTGACGCGCGGCTGGGTTGGTGCTCATGGACTGAGGCCGTGGCCGCGATCGACCAGGCCGCCCGCGAGCGGTACGCCGAGCGTGGAGAGACGTTCGACCCGGCTGACTTCGCGCGGTCGGTGAGCGCTGCCGTGTACGCGGCGAACGGGGAGAGCCTGCCTGAGCTACAAACGCGGTACGTTAGGCGACTTGCCGATGAGGAGGCCAGGAGACGCGCTGAGGTGGGCGTGGAGGACTGGCTGACGGGCGTCCGACTGAGTGGCGCAGGCGCAACGGCGCCCAGCCGGTTCCGGCTAGTCTCGGCACGGGAACTCGGGCAGCCGATTAAGGCGATGCGGTGGCTAGTGCGGGGTATCTGGCCTGAGCGGTCGGCGGGCGTACTCGGCGGCGACAAGAAAGCGCTGAAGACGTGGAACCTCCAGGCGATTGCGCTGGCGGTGGCGACCGGCTCGGCGTTGTTCGATGAGTACCCCGTCGCGTCGTCGGGGAGTGTCCTGTACCTCTGCGGCGAGGGTGGCCAGGATACATTCGCGAACCGGCACCAGGTCATTGCAGCCCGCTACGGGATCACTACAGACGCACTGCTGGACGTACCGCTTGGCGCTGAGTTCGGCGTCGGCATGTTGACCGAGCGCGAGTTCACCGAGGCGGTTAAACGCCACCTCGACGCGGTTCAGCCGAAGCTGGTGATCCTGGACCCGCTGTACGCCTACCACCCCAACGACGTGGAGGCTCAGAACCTCTACGCGCGCGGCCCGATGCTCGCAGGTCTTCGCGATTTGATTGGTGGCGAAGCTGCGTTGATCGTGGGCGACCACTTCAAGAAGACGGCGGGCGGATCGCTAGACCTCGACAACATCGCCCAGGCTGGCGTAGCGCAGTGGGCCGACTCATGGATCTTGCAGAAGCATCGAACAACCCCTGATCCCGAGACCGGCAAGTTTCGTCTTGAACTGTCGATCGGTAGCCGCCGGGGCGGTGGGAAGCACTTAGAGGTCGACTGGACGCTGAAGCTCGACGTTAGCGACCCCGATGCGGTCCGGTGGATTGGCGTCGACTGGGACGCACGGCCCTTCGACGGCAAGAGTGCTTCCGTCCAGAGTCAAGCCGACAAGACGGTGGAGCACATTCTGCAGGTGATCACGGACAACGACTTTGAGCTGACTGAGAGCGGTGTAGTCGAACAGGTCGGCGGCAGGAAGGAAAAGACGAGAGAAGCCCTGAAGCAGTTGAAGGTAAACGGCTGGCTAGCGGTGAAGAAGTGCGAGAGCAACGAGGGCGGCCGGATGGTGAAGCGCGACCGTATAGGTCTGGGAGCGATCCGGAACGGGCTCGGCGGACGGGGAATGGGTTCGGAAGTAGTTCCCGACGAGGGAACGGGTTCGGAACGGGTTGAGCCGTGAACGGAAGAAAAGACCTGGTAGAAACCGCTTTCGAACTAGTTCCCGACGCGGGAACTAGTTGCGTCGCCGAGGCGGGAGGCGGTCGGGAGGGGAACTCGTTCCCTCCCGGCCCGCCTATAGGGAACGGGTTCGGTTCCCCGGTTCCCCGCGAAGCCACCCGGCCCGGTGTGGAGACCAAGGGCAGACCGCAGGAGGTGGCGACCTATGGAGGATGGCGAACCGGCGACTAGGCAGCCTCACACCCTCGGAACTGCCTCGAAAACCATCGAAGCGGCAAAGCCGTTGCGCAGCAACTGCTCTGAAGACCTGTGTAAAACAACGAGATTGGAGGCTAGGACATGCCTAGCGAAGACGTCTACTCGGACGATTGGTGGCTCGATCGCAACGATCAAAACCGTTGTGTAGCAGTACGAAAGAACGGCGAGCGCTGTCTCAAGCCCGCCAACCGCGGCATGACCGTCTGTCGAACGCATGGCGGCGCGGCACCGCAGGTCCAGCGCAAGGCCAAGCAACGGCTAGAGCTTGCGGCCGACCGGATGGCCCGTGAACTGCTCGGCATGGCGACCGGTGCTGAGTCAGAAGCGGTCAAGCTCAACGCGATTCGCGACGCCTTAGATCGGGCAGGCCTTGGCGCCAGAACCGAAGTGTCGGTGGAGCTTAAGCCGTATGAACGGCTGTTGGGCGATCTATCCGGTGTCGCCAGCATTACCCGCGCCGAGCACCGCGCGCAGCAAGGCCGCCCATTCGTCAGCGCGCCCGCCCTGGCCGCCCCGATCGATGTCGAAGTAGTCGAGACGCCCGACGTAACCGGCCCCGCCGCGCCGCCCGAGCGGCCCGAGAGCGAGATGCGGTACCCCGGCGAGGCCGACGACGACGGCGACGATATGCCGCGCGGTACCGGGTTGATGACCTTGGAAGAGGCTGCGGAAACCATACGGCATGAACATGGCTACAAGCGCTAAAAGGCCAGGCAAGCGCATTTTAATAGTTGGCTGCTGGCGTAGAATCGAGGCGTAAGGCGGAACCGAACGGTTACGCCCCCACCCGAGGGAGACGACATGGAATCGAAGCTGTACTTCGGCTACTCACGCGTAAGCACCGACGAGCAAGCGGACAGCCGGAACGGCCTCGAAGCGCAGCGGTCGGCCATCGACGCCGAGGCAGCGCGGCGGGGCTGGACGGTGGAACATCTCGCAGACGAAGGCGCGAGCGGTAAGTACATCAACGCCAACCTGCAGGAGGCGTTGCAGCTACTCGCCTCGGGCCAGGGCGACGGGCTGATAGTGGCGAAACTGGACCGGCTCGCGCTATCAATCGTCCATGCTGCCAACATCATCGACGCAGCGCAGGCGCAAGGCTGGGCTCTGGTCGTGCTCGATATCAACCTGGACCTGTCGACGGCTGCGGGGCGCATGATGGCGCGGACCGTCGTCAACTTCGCCGAGTACGAGCGCGAGCTCATTAGCGAGCGCACCAAGGCGGGGCTCGCCGCCAAGAAGGCACGCGGCGAGCGCATCGGTCGGCCACGGCTCGCGACCGCTGGCGTCGTGCGGCGCATCGTGCTCGACCGCAACGCGGGCCTGAGCTTCGGCCGCATCGCCCGCGCCTTGGAAGCCGAGGCTGTCCTGTCGCCCGCTGGCCGGCCCACCTGGCAGCCGTCCACCGTTCGCCGTATCTATCAGAGTGCCACGGCGACAGCCGAATTGGAGGCAGCCTCATGAGGCGGCCAAAAAGCAGGGGTAGGGGTGTCAATTGTGGGGCTGCCCTCCCCGCGTAGATGCAAGCGAAAAACCATGTGACCAAACCAGGGAGTAACGATGGCGTACGTACGGCCGTATGAGACCAAGCAGAAGCGCAACGGCAAGCCGATACGAACGTATGCGGTTGTCTGGCGCGAGCCCGTGCGCGACGACTTCGGGCTGCCGACCGGCGCGACCAGGGCACGCCGCGAGACCTACCCGACGCGGGAGGCCGCAGAAGCCCGTCGCGACGAACTCAACGCCGCCCGCCACACCACCGGCACGTCTGCTCTGGCGGAGCAGCGCAAGGCGGGGGAGTTGCCGTTTGGGTTCTACGCGCGGGGCTGGCTCGAAGCCCAGGGGTTGAAGGTGGCGCAGGGGAAGCTCAAGCAGGGCACGGTGGATGAGTACGACCGGCTGCTGCGGACGTACATACTCCCCACGCTCGGCGGCACCGCCATCGCTGCCGTCACCCCCGCCTCCTGCGAGGCACTGCTGACCGCCTTGGTTCGCCAGGCGTCCCGCCAGGGCGACCGTAAGCCGCTCACGCCCGGCACCGTCAAACACATATGGGACGTTCTGCGGCGGGTGTTGCGGTACGCGCTCCATCACGGCGCGATAGCGACGAACCCAACCGATCGCGTCGACTTCTCAGCCAGCCGCGCGACCGGTGACCGGGAGGCTTTCGAGCACCACCCGCTCAGCGCCGAGCAAATTGGCCGGCTAGCGTCGGCCGTCCGTGGGGAGGTGCCGGGGCTGCCCACGTACCCGGCGTACGCGCTGATGGTCGAGTTCATGGCCTACACGGGCCTACGCGCCGCAGAGGTCAGTGGCTTGGAGGTCGGCGACCTCGTGTTCTCGCCGGGGCCGCGCTGTTCGGTGAACGTGCGCCGGACGAAGGACCGCAAGAACGGCGAGTGGGTCACGGGCACCCTCAAGAGCAAGAAGTCCCGCCGCACGGTACCCCTGCCGCCTTGGCTTGCGGAGCGGATGGCGGACTACCTCGCGGACGACCACCCGCGCGCCAACAAGCCGACCGCGCCGCTGTGGCCGTCGCGCAACAACGGCGGCGGATACCGAGCGAAGGGGGAGCGGTATGTGGTCCCGCTGGACTGGTCGCAGCCGCTCGCGATGGGGACGTTCTACGACACGATCCTGAAGCCCGCCCTGGAGGCCGTCGGGCTACCGGCGAGCCGCCCCGCGACGGCGACTGCGCCGGCCACCCGAGGGGTACGGCTCCACGACCTCCGGCATACGTTCGCCGTCCTTCAGCTATCGGCGGGTACGCACTTCATGCAGGTGTCGAAGTGGCTGGGACACAGCACCTTCACACTGACGCTGGACACCTACGGCGACTACATACCCGAGCAGGACGGCGGCGCGCTCAACACGCTGCCCGAACCACCCGCCTTGGCCCCGCAGGCCGAGACGCCAAATAATGTTGTGCCGCTGCGGCGCCGGGGATGAGGTCTCTATTAGCCGTGTCCGCCACCACCCTGGATCACCTCAAGTTTCGGTCTAGTAGGGGCACCGCCGCCACCCGAACCTTCTTCTGCGACGACGACCAGTCCAGACAGGTAGCTATGGAACTCTGCGGGTGGTAGTCCAAATTGCGTTGCTAGCTTCTGAGTTGACATGTTGTCGGCGCGCAGCGCAGCTAGAACCTTTCTGAGCACCTGAGATGACTCAGGCACTAGCTGCGAGCCCGGTTCGGTACTACGAAAGCCCCTCTTACTCAACTCAATGCAGATCGACCGATAAACCCAATCAGTGACGAGTCCCAAACCCTCTAGACGGCGTGCAAGGGCCATGGCCGACACTTGCCACCGCGACTTAGCTCGGATGACGTCGTCAACGCTGGCGCCAACTAAACCGGCGGCGAGGACACTGTCGCGCGGCATCAAGAACGCGCTCGCGAAGTCGTTCGCTTCTTGCTCTGCCGCGCGGCCCTGCGGGCACTCGTGCTCCCCGTGCAACGCGAGATGGCCTAATTCGTGTGCTAAGTCGAATCTGATTCTCTCCGCTGTCTTTGAGGTGTTCAAGAATACGAATGGCGTTCCTGCATCGTAGAAACTAAAAGCATCGACGCTCCGATAGTCGGGTGCAACTGCTAGTACGCGAACGCCGTGAAGCTCGCATGTAGCTACGAGATGTTTCACAAGTCCACTTCCGAGTCCCCATCGCTCCCGCACTGCGTCGGCTGCGAGTTCAGGCGACCACCCGGTGAGACTGGGAACATCGTGATCGGGAAGCTTGAACTTGCCTTCAATCCAACGGATTACCTCGACGCCGAGGCGACCGGCGGCAGTTGCCGCGTCTCGCTCAGAGGCGGACATCTTTGATAGTGCTCTGAAACTCACTGCTGCGTCGGGTAGTTGGTCGATCTCATGGGCGTAGAAGAACGTCGGAAGCACACGCAGCTGTTGGGCAAGCATCACCACCTGGTCGTCGCCCGGCTCACCGTTACCGGATTCCCACCGCTGAATGGTTTTTGGTGTCAGGCCGACCAGATCTGCGAGTTTGGTGCGAGGCATCCCCCGGCGCTTCCGCGCGAATTCCAACCTTGACGGTACGAATTCGCGCGCGTTCAT